AGATTTTTCTGACAGTGGATCAAGCTATTGAGTTGATTATAAATTGTATGGAAAATGCCACAGACTCAACACCATACTGCCCGTCAATGAAATCTATGAGTATTAAAAATTTGTTACAGGCAATGATAGAAAAGTATGGTAATGGAATTGATATACCTGTAAATATTATTGGGTTGCAGCCTGGAGAAAACATGCATGAAAAAGTTTTAGAGCAAGGGCCCTATTCAAGTGAGGTAGATCAATTTACTATTGATGAAATTAAGGAGCTAATATGAAAATAGCATTTTTTACTGAAATGGGATTTCAAGGCAAAGTCCCTAGAACTCATAATAATATGAGAACGGAGTTTGCTTGGATGGTTGCTTTAGATGCTGATCATTATAATATCCATTCCAACCCTACCACTCAATATGATTTAGGAATAGTTATTATTCCTAAAAAGAACCCAGACTTTGATATTAATGTATTGAAGCAATATTGTAAAAAAGTTGCTGTAATGCAAGAAGGTCCTAATTGGCTTTGGCAAGATTATGATTTAGAACGACAAGTTTGGTATTTCAATACATTAACTTCGGCAGATATAATTTTCACTCACAATGAGTCAGATAGAAAATATTATCAAGGGCTAACAGCTCATTCAGATGTTAGAGTAATGCCTTCTTTAATGATTGAAGATGCTATAGGAAAATTAAACGTTGAAGATCGAAGAGCCGTTATCATAGGAGGAAATTTTGTTTCTTGGTATGGCGGATTCGACTCTATGATTATAGCTAAAGAATTAGGGAAAGGCGAAAATGTATATGCACCTTCAATGGGGCGTAAACAACCTTTAGAAGATCAGTTAGTTACTCATCTTCCTTACATGAATTGGAAACAATGGATTCATGAGCTTAATAAATTTAAGTATGGAGTTCATTTAATGAGAACTCACGCAGCTGGTACGTTTGCTCTTAATTGCGCGTATTTAGGAATTCCTTGTATAGGATATAAAGGATTAGACACGCAGATGATTTGTCACCCCGACTTAACTGTTGAAGTCGGAGATTTAGATGCTGCTAGAAAAATTGCATCAAATCTTAGGAACGACGAAAATTTTTACTTATATTGCAGTAAAGTAAGTAAAGAAATGTATAATAAGTATTTTACAGAAACTCAATTTATAGAAAAATTTCATATATGAAAAAAATTTTAGTAACCGGTGGTGCTGGGTTTGTAGGCACTAATTTAATTAAACGGCTTCTTAAAGAAGGTCATAATGTAGTTTCAATTGATAACTATTCAACAGGACTTCTATCCAACCATCAAGAAGGCGCTAATTACTATGGATATGATTGTGCAAATATTACTGATTACAGCGCGTTTGGAAATTTCGACGTGGTATATCATTTAGCTGCAATTGCTAGAATACAGCCTTCATTCAATCAGCCGTTGGAATATTTCAATTCAAATGCAGTAGCTACATTTAACGTAGCAATGTTCTGTGCGAAAAATAATATTCCATTACAATTTGCGGGTTCAAGCTCACACCATTCAGGAAAATTTAAAAATCCATATACATTTTCCAAAGATATATCTGAAGAAATTATTAAACTTTGTCAAGAAATTTATGGTTTAAAAGCTACTATTACTAGATTTTACAATGTATACGGTCCTCATCATTTAAAAGATGGAGGATATTGCACTGTAATCGGAAAATGGGAAAAAGCTCTTGAAGATCATAATCCAATTACAATTTACGGTGACGGAACTAAAAGAAGAGACTTCACTCATATAGATGACATTGTCGAGGCTTTATTATTAATTGAACAAAAAGAAGCTTGGGGTTATACATTTGAATTAGGTACTGGTACAAATTATTCTATTAAAGAAGTAGCAAACATGTTCGTCACTGACGATCATATTGTATATGAGTCTAATAAACCAGGCGAAGCTGAAATTACTTTATGCACGGATAAATTAGCTTATGAAATTTTAGGGTGGAAAGCAAAATGTAGTTTATCAGAATATATCAAGTCTTGGATAGAAACATTTCATAATTAATTCTAATGGAAAAAATTACGTTTGTATTACCTAGCAGAAATAATTTAGATTTTTTGCAATTAGCATATCAATCGATAAGAAAATTACATACAGTACATGATATACTAATATTAGACGATGCTAGCTTTGATGGTACGCGCGATTGGATTGAATCGCTAAGTGACGAAAATTTAATTACATATTACAACCCAGGTCCGGATCGTATAGGCATTGTAGGAATGTTTGACAAAGGAATTGAAATGGCTCGAACTGAAATAATATTCGCATTTCATGCTGATATGATAGCAGCCCCAAATTTAGATGAAAATATTCTTAAACATTTAAAACCAGGAACTGTCGTATGCGCTACAAGAATTGAACCTCCATTGCATCCTCCAGGTCCTGAAAAGCTTACTGAAAATTTTGGAATTGAATCTACAGAATTCAATGAAAAGTTATTTTTAGAATATGTAAATTATACATGTAAAAATTTTCAAAATAAAATAACTGAAGGAATTTTCGCACCATGGTGTATGTATAAAAAAGATTATCTAGATGTAGGAGGTCATGACGAATTGTTCGCGCCTCAATCTAAGGAAGACTCGGATTTGTTTAATCGTTTCGTATTAAATGGATATAAGGTAATTCAGTCTTGGGATGGTTTAGTATACCATTTTACATCAAGAGGAAGTAGATTTAACAAATTCTCCGGCGGTGCTGCAGGGAAAGACAGTTCAGAATGGCAGTATACTACAAGTAAAAACGCAAGAAATTTCATTCGTAAATGGGGTCATTTTGTACGTCATGACGAATATATGAAACCTATCATACCTCATAAATACAATATTCACGCCGTTATTGAAAATTGCTCGGTATCTATTTTAGAAGCTGTCGAGCCATGGTTTAGTAGTGTGATGTTAAAGACAAATTCTTTAGATTTAATTTTCAATTACATTCAAAAAGAACAACTAAATACAACCTTTGATTTGTTAAAGCGTCTGCAGATATTCAATGAAAAAACATTTAATATGGATACTATTGATATTTTAGTTGAATTTGACGCTAGAAAATTTACTCAAAACTCATTTAATATTTTACAAAATTTATCAGATATTATCACTGAAACTAACGATATAGGAGAATTTGATATCGATTGTTTTCGAATTACTATTACCAATTTACGCACATATGAAAATCAATTAATACAATGCAACAGTTAGGAATTATTGGCCAAGGCTTCGTTGGATCGGCCATTCGAGAAGGAATGCAACATGTGTTTGATGTTATCGCATTCGATAAAGATCCAAAAAAATATTCAAACGCAAACTCGATTTTTGAGGTAGTTGAATCGACAGATATGACATTTGTCTGTGTACCAACGCCGATGAAACATTCAGGAGAATGTGACTTGTCAATTTTAAACAATGCACTTTCTGAAATTTCAGAATGCGCAAAATCTCTAAGAAAGACCGACTACATAGTAGTCATAAAGTCTACGATCCCCCCTGGTACGACTGTAGAACTAAATAAAATCTACAAAAATTTAAGCATTGTATTCAATCCTGAATTTTTAACAGAAGCGAATGCAGTAGATGATTATCGAAATCAAAATAGAATAATTATAGGCGGAGAGCGACCCGGGACAACTCTTGTACGACAAATGTTCTCAAAAGCATTTCCAAAAGTACCAATCATAAAAACATCTTCGACTATTGCAGAAATGATTAAGTATGTAACAAATACATTTCTTGCTACAAAAGTTTCATTTGCAAATGAAATGTTTGAAATTTGTCAGAAGTTAGATATCGATTATGATAAAGTAATTGAATATGCACGATACGATGAACGATTAGGAAATTCACATTGGTCGGTACCTGGACCAGATGGGCATATGGGCTGGGGACTAAGTTGTTTTCCGAAAGATCTTAATGCATTAATGCATTTAGCAAAGCAGCATAATGTCGATGCTACTATGTTAGAAGCTACATGGAAGAAAAATTTATTAGTACGACCGGAATGTGATTGGGAACAATTGAAAGGACGGGCAGTGTCAATTTAATATTATAAAGATTTGGTTTGTTAAAAAATTATTCTTATTTTTAAGTAAAATAATTATAATCGTGCAGTATTTTATATTCTTACCTGGGGACACAGAAAAAGACGCTTCTCTTGATACAAATTTATTAGGAGAATCGTCTTTTTCGACGTTTTATGCTGGATTAGGACTCAAAGCTTTGATGAAAATGGTCGATCGAGCTCCGGAACATTTAAGTTCAGTTACAATAAAAACAGATCAAAATCAAACATTAACTATAGATCAATTTCTATCTGAAATTCGACATTTAAAAGTAAAAATGTAATGGAAGACGCTTCAATTATTTCGTATCGATCAAAGATCGATTCTCAATTTCAAGTTTTTGTAGTTTATAAAGAACATGAGCATTATGACTTTATCAGAGAAATGCTGTATAAATGTAATAATTCTATAGCTGCATTGCAAGTAAATACAACAAACATTTATATAGACGGAGAGTCTATTGAAGATCTTACTGCAGATCAAATGTTAGCCATTGAGGCTCATGAAATTGCACATTATCAACTAAAACATCCTGCAGGGGTATCTGAAGATTTAGAAATTGAAGCAGATTTATTTGCGATTAGTTTATTAGAGTTAGATGGGTATTTCGAGGCTGCTAAATACTTAAAGCAGCGATTAAATGATTTGTATGATATAGACTTTGATGAATTTGATTCAGAATGGAATGAGTCTGAAGAAGACACGCTTTTATAGCGTATTTGGATATTTATTATTGAATGATATCCTTAAAACAACTTCTTTCTGAAAATATAACAAAAGAGCAACAAGACGTTGCCAATTCATACTTCGTTGAGTTTACAAAGACTTTTAAAACGAAAGTAAATTTCAAATATATAGGATTGAAAAATAAAGAATTGGTATTTTCGGCTCCATTAACAGATTTAGGTTTTTTAAATTTAATAATTTCAGATGCAGTTTTAATAGCTCGTATTACTGATTCATACGCATATTTCGGAGTTATCTATACATTGAATGGACTTGAGCAATTTGACGCGACAGTATGTAAAATGAAAAGAGCGAAAAATTCAATTGAAGTAAAATTGTTTGACGATTCAGACAGTGATTTCAGTAATCAAAATACCAATTTCGCAAAACTATTCAAATTAATGGTGTAGATAATGAATACAATAGAATCGTTTAATTTTGTGTGTAACGTAACTGCACAAACAAATGAATTTATTGTTTCCAATGCACTTCCCGATCAATTAGCTGACCAATTATTATTAGATGGCCAATGTCATATAGATCATGAAGGATTTGATTTAAATGAAATTGAGTTAGCATACTATAAAGCTAATGGAATTTCACTTTCATATGATAATACCTGGTACAAAGACGGAGGGCAAACTGCCGGAACTAATTCTGTTTTAGAGCCATGGTGCATACAATCAAGTCCAATTGAAAATTTAATTATCGATCATAGTCATTTTGTTTTTAAATTTCCTATTACAGGAGATGCTCGAGCTCAAATATTAAAATACATACCTAGACGCGCCGAACTTCTACGTTTACTGTCTGTAAATTTCAAGTGTGGTTTAGATTTATGTATTGATTATTTAAATCATTCAAAACAGTCTGTAGATCCAATAGTTCATATTGAATGGGACTTTGATAACATTCAAGAGTTAGTTTTATGTGCGCGCAAAGTACAGAATATTTTAAATGAAAAAGAATGGCTTCATTCAATTGATTCTATACTTCGATTCAACCAATTAGCTAGAAAAAATAAAATCGATGCGTTTGCACAGGCTGACACTCGATCAATGATCATTTTCGGTGAAAAATCATATAAATTAATACCGACTTTATAATTACATTTTAACCTTATTACTGATATTTATTAATAAATTTTACAATGATACATGAAGATCTTCGAGCTTGGTTTGGTAAAGGAAAAAAAGGCGGAGTAGGAGGAGGTGGTTGGGACAGATACAACGCATCAGGAGATCGTGTTGGAAAGTGTGGAGATGCGAAAGAAGGAGATCCTTATTCGGCGTGTTTATCCAAAGAAAAAGCAGCTAAATTAGGAAAAGCTGGCAGAGCGGCATTTGTAAAAAGAAAGCGAGCTGCACAGAAAAAAGGAGGAGATGCTAAAAAAGGTGGCGAACGTAGTAAAGGTCAAAAACCTATCAAAGTGAAAACAGAAGTTAATGAAAACTTTGCAGATGGTAAAAAGCCAGGTCGCAAAGGATTGTCTAAACGATTTGGCATTAGTCAAAAAATGTCTGTTGCACAATTAGAAAAAATAGCCAACTCATCTTCAGGAGAAAAGAAAAAAATGGCTCAATGGAATTTAAACATGAAACGAGGTCGTATGAAAAAAGAAAATTTAGACCCAGATACATTCAAAGATACCGGTAAAGCAGCTCCGTATGGATCCGGATATCAAGAGTTAGAAGAACGTTTAAATTTGTTTCTTGAGAAAAACGTTCCGACAGATCCAGGTAAATGGTCTTATTATAAAAGTCAAGCAAAAAAGAAGTTTGACGTGTATCCATCAGCTTATGCAAATGCATGGGCAGCTAAAAAATACAAAGCAGCGGGAGGCAGATGGAGAGTAGCTGAAACGAAAATAACTGCTTTAGAATCAAATCTTTTAAAAGTTTCAAAACCATATAAAATACTTCCTGGTGATATGGTGCGTAATATCAATCCAGATTGCACACACTATCGATCAACCGGTAAAGTAGTTTTTGTGCATGATGACGGAGACATTACTTATCAAGTAAATAATCAAGGAGCTACATATACACCAGGAGATGAATTGACTAAATCTGCAGATCAGCTTATTAAAATTTTTACGCATACTCCGAGACCAGGCTATGCATCATTTTCCAATGAGTCGAAATTAAATGAATGTGTAGTTGCTAAAGTATCATTTCCTGAAACAACAGTATTAGCCAAAAACCGAGATCGTGGATATAAAGCAGAAATTGAAGTTATTCATGAAATTATCAATGGAGTAGAAGTTGTATATTTACATGATCGGTTAACTGATTGGTCTGAAGGAATGAATGAATTCGGAATTGGAATTATCAATGCATCTCTTACTGTCGATTTTGATGAAAAAGAAGGAGACATAGCGAAACAAAACATTGAAAAAGGAAAAGCTCCGAATACATCGTATGATGGTTTGAAAATACGAACTGCATTAGCAACTAAAAGACTTTCTGAAGCAGTAAGATCTGTAGTTTCATTTAAAGGAGAAGATTCTAAAGATGTAGGAGTGAAAGGAATGACAATTATTGCAAACCCAAATCATTCATTCTTAATTGAAATGACTTCTAAACACGCTCCGATAATTAAAAAAATAGATTCAGATAAAGTTGTAGTGCGAACCAATCACGGTATTGCACATCCCGAAACTGGATACACTTCTGGAATTAAGCGTAAATCTTCTGAATCTAGAATGAAAATTGCTCAAGAAAAACTTAATGATGTTTCTTCTCCACACGAGGTTTTAAATGTTCTTTCGAAACAATATACTAAAGATAATTTTTTAAACCCATATCGAAGAACAAATAAATACGATATGGAAACAACATCTCAAATAATGTATAATCTAAATGATTTAGAATTTACGTTACGTTGGGATATCGATCATTCAGAATTTAAAGGAATTGTATCACATTTACCAACCGGTTATAACCCAAAAATAAAAGTTATTGTAACTGAAATAGATTAATCATGAAAAATTATTTAAATCAAATAATGAACGATGCCTTCGAGATTCTTGAAGCAAAAAAAGTTGAGTGGCCTGTAGAATTAGATAAACAACAAAAAATAATGTTGATGAATAAATGTTTAGAATATTTCGAGCTTAATGAAGACTACAATAAATGTAAAGTAATACAACATAAAATACAAGTAATGTCTCGCAAAAGAATACGGCGAAAATCATAGAATTGGATATTTATATATGACCGAAAAAGGTCGTAACAAATTATTAATCATTTAAAATAAAAATTTATGGAAAAGACAGTTTTTGAAATTAAAGCAGATATTGATACTCTTATTGCCGAGTTCAATACCAATCACGCTACTTTCGAATCAAAAGGAAACAAGGCAGCTGCGACACGAGCTCGTAAAGCAATTAACGAAATTAAAAAACTCGTTACTGCGTATAAAAAAGCAAGCGTTGAGCACGTTAAAGCAGCGAAGTAACTAAAATTTATCAACGTCGCTTATGAATTGTCAAATTTAATATAATGAAAAAAGAAGAATTAATAAAAATTATTCGAGAAGAAATTCAAAACGAATTGGCAAATAATAATTTGCAAATAAACGAAATATATGACTTAGATCAAGTTAACTATAGCTCGGCAATTCGTAAGCACGTTGACAATTTAGTTGATTCAATTGAAAAAACAACTCTGTCTAAAACAGCTATCGCTTCTATTTTAAATGACATTATCATGGGTCTAGGTTTGAATAGAACTCAAATGACCATGTATATGACAATGATAAAGCAGCATAGACAAAAATATGGCTTCTAATCAATTAGAAGTTTTTGTAAACCAATAAATAGAAACATGAGTGATGGCAGTAAGCAAAATCGTGCAAAATTTAAAGAAACGATTGTGGTTAGAGAGAATATCTCTTTGTTGCATGATGCTAGCAGTTTTTTTCAACCCAATGGGGTTCGACCTGGTCCAATATTGGTTGATAAAGAATACTGGAAGTATTTGGCAAGCGAATTTGGTTTTGTATGCGTTGTCGGGTCTATGCTTTGGATTATCTATTTTATTTCGCAAATTATATAAACAATCTACCTCGAAATTTATATGAAAAAATCTACATTAATTCAAATAATTCGAGAAGAAATTCAAAAAGAGTTACGTGAAGCATATGGAATGGAGTCTTTATACTACTCTGCTCCAAGCGGTTATGAACAGTTACCTAAAGGACGAGATGTTCGCATACAACATTTTACCAATTACGAAAAATGGAAAGTTATTGCAATGCAATTAGGGGCTGTTATTCAAGACCGCGGCGATGATTGGATTGCAGTAATGCCAAATCAAGATAAGCTCGGTACATTTTCCAAGCTTAATCGAATGGGCACACTTTCTATTTAATCATAATGGCAACAAAAAAGAAATTATCAGTAAAAGACACGCGCACTCAAAAAATAACTTTCGGAACGAAAAAGTCTCGTAAAGGCGTACATTCAAAATCAAAAAATTCCAAATTAAAACAAAGTAAAAATTATCGAAAAAAATATCGCGGTCAAGGTAGATAAATTTGGTACTTTCAATTTTAATTCTTATATTTAAGAAAGATTGAATCCAATGTTATTAATTGCAGTGATACTTTTATCAATAATTACTGTTTTAACTTCGACTATGATAGTCGTTGCTTTCACACAAATTAAAAATTTACGTCAATCTCTGGATCGATTGCAAGAAACGCAGTCACTACATTCTAGAGAAATTTCAGGATTGATTCAACATGGTCAAAATGTCGCTGTTGGATTAAATGATGTCATTTTATCTTTACAAAATAGAGATCGATTCATATTATCAAAAACTATGCTTAATCCAACTGTTATGGGCGAAGCTTAATTTAACGACAATGAAATTTAATACACTAAGCTCTTCATTTTTTATTTTTGCTGTAATATTAGTAGCAGCTGTAATAATACTTAAATTTTGGTCTGGACCAGTATCATACGTAAAAGATGCTGAATTTTACAATGCAATACGAAAGCAACAATTAGTTATCGACAGCTCAAAACGAAAAGTTGATAGTTTAAACAAAGTAGAATCAAATTTGCGAATTCAGTTAAACCAAATAAACACTAAACTACAAAAAGACAGCATAAAAATTTTAAACTTAAAACTTAAATTAAATGAAACACATTCTAACATCGACACTTTTAGTTCTCGCGACGTTGTTGACTATTTCATAAACGTTACGGCGCAAACTAAAGAAGACTCTATAACTTGCGTTCCTACATATCAACTCAAATCGGCAATTAAAGATTTAGAATCATTCGACGTATGTAAAACTGAAAACGATTACTTAACTGAGCGAGTAACTACATTACAACATCAGGTTACACTCGCAACTTCAATAATAGAAGTAAAAGATTCAAAAGAGTCTGAGTTGAATTTGCAAATTCGATCATATGAAATTTCTCAGGATTTATTCACAAAGCGAGTAGACGAGTTAAACAAGCAAATTCGTAAACTTCAATTAAAAAATAAAGCTCTAATTTTAGGATCTTCGACATTTGCGATTGCAGCTATTACATTATTTACCACGTCATTTTTAATAAAATAGTAAATTAACTGAAATGAATTTAACTTTTACAGAAACATTCGCAAAGTCCTTGAAAAAAGTATATTGGCAAAATACTTGGTTATATAAGGTATATTCTTTTTTGAGATATGACTTACCTAGATTTTTTAAAAACATTTGGAAATTCAGAAAAGCTCTTTACAACCACTATTGGTTTGATCATCACGGAACTCTTATGTTTATAGAGATAGGTCTTACGGATATTGCCGACAACGTCGAAAAATATGGTATTGAAGTGGATAGTTCTAGATTGAAAAAAGTTGAAAAAATGCGTAGAGCAGCACAACTCATCAAGAATTACAATGAAGATTTATACATTGAAATGGCCGAAGCTGAGTTAGGAGAAATTATACTTCGTGGGTTTAAATTTGTTCCATTTGAAGACAAAAAAGATTTGTTTGAATGGGTTGATGATTTATCGAGTGAAGAAAAAGAACATAACAATAAAGTATATGCTCGAGCTAGAGAAGTTGGAGAGCAAGAGTGGAAAGAATTGTTTTCTATTTTAGAAGGTCAAGACTATACTAAATTTGATAAAGACAAAGACTTTGATGAACAGTTTGATGGTTCAGGTCTTCGTGGATGGTGGGATTAAATATTAACAAAATGATAAAATGGATATATAAACCTTCAGGAGCATGTCCAGTGCAAGCCGAAGGTTATTTTTTAGGACATTACTTTTACTTTAGAAGTAGATGGTCGGTAGCAAGAATAGAATTTGCTAAAACTGAAGAATGTTGGAAGAAAGACAATTTAACAGCTAGTTTTGACTTATATCATACCAAAGATACATTTGCTGCTGGTTGGTTAAGTGAAAGATTTTGTACTAAATTAATTTATAAAGGCTGTTTAAAGTTTTCTTGGTTTATTTTAAAAAGATTGGTGATTAAATAGTCATCTAGTATTACTCGTAAAAAGCCTCATTCAGAGGCTTTTCTACTGTTAAAATATTTATATCAAAGGTTTCGTACCATTTAACGTATAATTGTTGTATGTATGAATTCCTTCGATCCAAAAATTTCAGATCTTAACCAAAAAATTTCAGATCTTAACCAAAATATGTTAATACAACATGATTTAGATCATATACAAGACCTCAAATACATTCAATCGCTAAATCAAGTTTTAGTAGAGCAATCGCGCAATAATTTATTTTTTCAAGGAAAAGTTTCAGAAGGAGCAAAAGTTTTAACCAAACAAGTTGCTAATATTGTCAATACCGACAGATGTTCTTTTTGGTTATTTAACTTAGATAGAACGTCGATAAAATGCGAACAATTGTATATTAAAGCTGACAACGAATGGTATCAAGGCTTTGAGTTGTACAAAAAAGATTATGAACCGTATTTTAATGCATTAAATGAAAATCCAATCATAGTAGCTGATATTGTAGAAACGCATTACGCCACGTCTTGTTTTACAGAATCATATCTTAATTTGTATGGAATTAAATCAATGCTTGACGTTCCAATTTTCTATCAAGCAAATTTAATTGGCGTTATTTGTGTAGAAAGTTTGACATATAGAAAGTGGAGCAGCTTTGAAATTGACTTTTTACAAATTTTATCTTCGTTTTTTTCATTTGCATATTCAGTTAAAGAACAAACTAAAGAATGGAAATATGGATTTTTTGATCAGGTTAAAAAAATAAATGAATTTGAAAAATTTGCAGATGAGTCGACAATTATTACCAAAGCAGATGCCAATGGTAAAATTACTTACGTTAACCGAAAGTTTACGGAAGTTTCAGAATATGAACTAGACGAAGTAGTTGGAAAAGATCATAACATTGTTAATTCCGGAATACATCCAAAAGAGCTATGGACTGATATGTATAAAACAGTTATAAAAGAAAGAAAAATTTGGAATTCAATCATTACTAATAAAACAAAAAGTGGTAAGTTGTATTATGTAGATACGTTTATCAAAGCTGAATTTGAAAATGAACAATTAACTGGGTTTATTTCCATGCGCCAAGACGTAACTAAAATTTACGAAACGTTAAATGCTATTGATGAAAAGAATGTATATTTAGAACACGCAGCTAAAATACTTCGTCATGATATGCATTCCGGAATAAATACATACATTCCTAGAGGGTTTTCTTCTTTAGAGCGAAGACTGACTCCTGAGGTAATAGAACAACTCAAAATAGAGTCTCCGTTAAAAATGATTCGAGAAGGATTGAAGCATACACAAAAAGTTTATAAAGGTGTGTATGAGTTTACTAATTTAGTGAAACCAGATTCTAAATTAACTAAAATAAATGTTGATTTAAAAGAAATTTTAACAAGTTATTTACGCTCTACTTCATACTCAAGCCAAGTAATAATAGATACACTCGGCCGTGCGGATGTAAATGAATCATTATTTTGTACTGCCGTTGATAATTTAATTCGAAATGGTTTGAAATATAATGATTCTGAAACTAAATTTGTTCGTATATTTATAGATGAAGATGTACTCTGTATACAAGACAACGGTCGAGGTATGACACAAATGGAATTTGAGAAGTTATCTCAGCCGTATGTAAGAAAAGAAAATCAAAAAGAAACGGGATCAGGATTAGGATTAAATATTTGCATCGCAATTTTAAAAGAGCATGGATTTTCTATATCCTGTGAACGTCTTAATAATGGAACTAAAATAAAAATAAAAATTTAAAAAAAAACAAAAATGATAAACTCGCTTATGTTAGTAGACGATGAAGATTTATTTCATCTAGTGTTTGAAGATGCATGCTCACTTTTAGATATCAGCTTATCGCTGAAATCGCTAAATAGTGCAGACGAAGCTGAAAAGTTATTTAAAAAATGGTTTCATGAAGGGGATACTAAGCATAGACCAGAATGCGTGTTTGTCGACTTAAATATCATTGGGTCATCTTTTGATGGTATTGAATTGATAAGAAAAATTAATTTTGAGTATGGCAATCATGTAATTATCGGAATAATTTCTTCATCGAATGAACCGGCAGAACAAACTAAAGCTTTACAAGCCGGGGCGCAGTTTTGGATTATAAAATCAGATGACATTGAACCAAGACTTGAAGATTTCAAAAAAGACTATGAAAATTACAAAAATAGAACAGCGCCATTTAAAGTTTATAAATAATGTTACGAATACATGATAAATTAAAAAAAGAGTTAATCGCTTTACTCGATGAAAAAAATATTGCTTTAGAAGGTAATATTGTAAAAATGATCGATGCAGAGGATGACAAAGACTTTCAAGATTATATTGCAATTTGTTTAGAAAAGGATCGAGAATCTAGAAAAAAGCGTCTTGATATAACAAGACAGGTGCAAATTCAAAATAAAGAGCTAACAGCTCTTAACGAGCAAAACACCAAAATAATGCAGGAGTTGCAGCAAACTCTTGAAGATATGGAAACTTCAAAAACTCATATCGAATTACAAAACAGAGAGCTTATTGCGTGGAAGCAAGACAACGAGCGAATGTCAATAGAATTGAGAGATGAAATGATAAAGTCTGAAACTGCGAGAATAGAGGCTGAAAATGCTAAAAAAGCAGCAGAATCTGACTTAGATCTACTTCAAAAGAAAACTCAAACTGAATTAATTGGTAAAATAGTTACGATTGCTCTTTATGTAATAATCGGGGTTGGAATTTCTACGACCTTAATGTATGTATTTTCCATGATAACAAATAAAGATACTCAAATGATAGGATCTACATGGTCTAATATGTTTGGAATACTATTAACAAACGCATTTAGTATTATAGGAACAATAATGGGTGTTAAATATGCATCTGAAAAAAAGGAAGAGTAGAATATTTATATTAAATAAATTATGAGTCAAAAGTACTTTTTCGGGTGGTCAAACTTAAAATGGGGCATAAAAGAACTTATTAATATTTACAGCAATAAAGACTCGTACTTTTCAAAAAAGCGAATTGAATCAGGTGCTGCATTTGCAATAGCTCAGTTTGGAATGATTGCATATTTTATAACTCACTTACATACACTAAACGTTTCCGATGTATTGCTTTGGTCAGCTGCTGAATTTGCAATTGCCGGATATGTAGTATCACAAATTCAAAAAGAAAAACAACAAAATGAAACTTCAGGAACTTAAACAAATCATACGAAAAGAGATATTAAGTGTAATAAACGAAGCTCCTCAAGAATTCGGAGCGTTTCGTCGATTAGTAATTACTACTTCCCAACCTGATGCAGTAAAAAAAGAAATCGATCGTTTTATGAAACAGCCTAACATCAAAGCTGATTATAAAATGAATAAATTTACTGTAAAAGATGGTGCAAAAGCTGGAGTAATCGTAGTAGATATGGAAGGACAATCTGCTACAGGATTAAGTTTAAAGATGCAAGATGCTATTAAACGTGTCGACCGTAATGCAGATGTCAAGGAGCGTAAAGAAATTAAATTAACTAAATAATTCTTACATAATCTATAAAAAGAAGCCCGTAGTACGGGCTTTTTTCATGTGCAAATAATTATTTAAAATAGGTTTATAATGAAAGGAAATAAATCTGGAAAAGGCGTATTCGGTCAATATAAAGGATACCAACTAATGGAAAGCCAGATTCGTTATGCGATGAGCAATACTACTTCAAATGCAGAAGCGGCAAAATGGCTACATGTATCATTTTCTACATGGAAGAAATATGCAAAACGATATATCGACTCGGAAACGGGTAAAACGCTATTTCAGCTACACAAAGAGACTGGGTTTGCACAAAGATTAGTGCTACCAAAAACAAAATACAGAAGAAAAGCTTCTTCGCCATGGGCATTTCAGCCTCTTCCAATGGCCGACATCTTTGCAAACAAACATTTAAGATACTGTATTAGTCGATTCAAAGATCGTTTAGTAAAAGAAGGGTGGAAGGAAGAGCGATGCGAAATATGCGGATATCAAGATCGAAGAGTTTCAGATTATGAAGTACCGCTGCGAATTAATTGGCTCGACGATAATAAACGTAATTATTCTTTGGAAAATATTCAGTTAATCTGCCACAACTGTTATTTCATACATGTAGGAAACTTAAACGGCGGTAAATCAAAACAATTTAAAATTGACGAAGTTACCGGTGAAGTAGTACCTGCAGTTCCAGATCGAAAAACAATACGAGACCAAACTGTACCTCTCGGTCCTTATTTCAAACCTAGAACTTATGGTCAGCCTCTGCCGGAGTCTCTGGTGAAGAATCTAAAGTCAGATCCGAACCAAGATCATTAATCTTTGTCATCAGCCATTGTTGGTATTCATAATCAGAATCAATATACGATTCTACATACACTTCTTCATCAGAAGCCGCTAATTGTCTTTTAATTAAACTCATACTTAAATGTAAGTAATTCTTTTGTAATTTACAAATTTATTTTGAATATTTTAATCAATTGATTATTAATCGATTACGCAACTAATTGATAATTAATGTATTAAAATTGCCAAAAAATTTGGTGCGTGTAGATGAATTACTTATTTTTATGTATAGTAATTAATTAATCAATGAAAGAAAGTACCCAAAACCAGGCAATGACAAATTTAGTTTACAATGCAGTTGAATGTTTTATTTCAAGTGCGTATTTATATGAACGTCGTGACACGGAATTTGAGATAGATCAAAGATGGCATAATGCATACGCTGCTGAATGTGAATTGTATGCGCATTTACGTGCGATGTCTGAATCGGAAAAAGAAACTTATACTAAGTTTGTTAATTGGCTTGAATACAGTCAATTGTATAAATCGGATTTGACAGTAAACAAACTTTATTCCGTATTTAAATCTATTAAATAATAAAACCGATTCGAAATGACAACAGTAGATAAAAAATCCAACAAAATACCTCAAGGAGCATTTTCAGAAATGATGTCTGCTTTTGTTTATTTTGACAAAGTAGATGAAGGATGCGGGTACGATAGATTAAATGCTAAAATGCGAATAATACAAATGAATTATGACCTAACCGATAATGAGTTAGGTATAGTCGAAAAATGGGCTTATGAAAAGTATTACAAAAACTAGAGCTGGAAACGCAAAAGAGCAAATTATCAATTTAAAGGCAAAAGTAAATAATAAAACCGAGATAAAATCATGAAAATTTTCTTAGACGATGTAAGAATACCAAGCGATTGTATTGGATATATGTATACTAGAATTGGATCATTGAATCCGATTTATTTAGAAAATTGGACTATTGTAAGAAATTACAATGAATTCGTAGATGTTGTAACAAATAACATTACGGAAATCACGCATATTTCTTTCGACCACGATTTAGCAGATGAGCATTACGATCCTGCAATGTATCATGGCACGGAAAAGTATATGGAGTTAGCTGGAAAGTTTAAAGAAAAAACTGGGCTAGATTGCGCGATATGGTTAAACGAATTTTATTTATCAGCTGGTAAATCTTTGCCGATCATGTTTGTTCATTCAATGAATCCTGTCGGAACTAAAAATATAATAGACGTTTTTAAATAAAATGAAAATAGTAGTAAAAAGAAACGAACAACAACCTGAAGTTACAATTGACTTAAAAGATGTGCATTATCCTTATGCTATTAGAGATGCAATTCAATTAGCATTAGAAATTGATGGTTTTACAAAAGAAACTATTGCAGAGGTGTTTAATCAAATGCCCGATGCTAAATGTGAGGCATCATAGCATTGCACCTAACGATTGGGTATATATGCAGTACCCAATGCAGAAACTTTAAAATTAAATATAAACCTTAATAGGGTATTGCATATATACCTTGTTATACCACGTAAACTTATGAAAAGAAATATAAGCGAAACCCCCGAAAGATGGGTGATATTAAAACTACCAAACAATTACTATAAAGTTTTTGGAACTTGGGCTGGTGGATATTTAGATGGTGATAGATGGAAGTTGAACTCTGGAATAGAAAAAATTGAACAGGATGACGATTACTATTATTTTATTGGATTTAGTGGGAGTTGTTATAAATGTCACAAAAAGGGATATGGAATATCAACATCCTACGGGCTATTGGTACTGAATAAAATAATAGAACAAGGGAATAGTCAGATTGAACTAATGGAAGATTGTGATGATTGGTCAACAGTGGTATAACTATTATATATACGCAACCCGATTGGTTAACTAACCGAATCAATACTTCAAATTGAAAACGTATAAAGTGTTGTAAACGCGCGTTTATCGTCTATTTTACTAGTAACTAGCAGAAGTGTCGACGCGTAAATGGATGAATATATACTATTACTCTTATTACTTTGGCAGAATAGTATCGGTGTAGTACGGTAGGTGTACGTAGGTGTAGAACGGGTAGGATGGATAGGCTAGAAAAGACCCGTTCATACACCGCCTCGAGAAAGTTTTTTGCATATAGACCAGACGCCGCGAAAGATTTATCAATTGCTACTCAATAGGTTACGTAACCAATTAATTGTCAATGCATTAGATCGATCGATCGATTTGGTTCTTCAACGCAAATCACTTATCTTTATGTATAGTAATTAATTAAAAAATGACTCGTAAATTGAATTCAGTAGAGCAAGTGTTATTTAAAGCCACTTACAACTTTCATCGCGAATTAGGTGACTCGGATCAAATAGCTCTGGAAAAAGCTCATCTTAAAATTGCTTCAAAGCGTCGGTTAAGCGCAAGTTGTTCTTTTAAATATTAAAAAACAATCGCAAGCTTGCGCTCTTGTACGTACAGAACTGAATGATTTTGTTGAGTGTAGTGTACGGCGGTGTACGGGGAATGTACATCAATAGTATTGTCATTCAGGTCGTTCACGTACGTACAGAACTGAATGATTTTGTGTATAGCTAGGTTGTTTCAGTAAAAACAAGCTCCTTGAGTATTAATAGGTTACGTAACCAATTAATTTTCAATGAAATAAATTCACCAAATTATTTGGTACATGTAGATGAATTACTTATTTTTATGTATAGTAATTAATTAATTACTAAAAGTTCATTGAAAGAAATTTAGTCAGGTGGCAGATTGGGATGCAGGTTGCCCGAAACGGTCGCTCTATACAGGTTCGAATCCTGTCCTGACTACTAAAATAAATAAAGTTATGAAAAATGAAAAATGGTGGAATGGTTTCCTATTAGGACTTTTTATCGGGGGTATACTTGGTATAGTTATACTTGATTTAGTTCAAAGAGGAATACTATAAATTTAGTCAGGTGGCGGAATGGTAGACGCTCATAGTCGGATTGAATGAATTGGGGGACGATCCTCCAACCACGGAGTGCCCAAATACAGGTTCGAATCCTGTCCTGACTACAATGAGTAAGAGATACTCAGCAGACTTGCCAATGTCTCATTTAAACTTGGTAGGGTATTGGACTGGACATCCTTAAACGCCAGTCTCAGTGGGAATAAAGGCAGGTAGCAGAGCCTCCCAGTAGCTTGACTAATTTTATGAGGGATGCCTCGCAGGTTTATTGAAAGCAAGAAAACCGAAATAACTACTCACCAGTAATCTCAAGGTGGGGTCTGTAATGATAAAAAACAAAGGGCAGGGCGCAAAGACACTGAACAACGGGAGAGGCTGAGGAACTTCCATTATCATTACAAATAGTCAGGTGGCGGAATTTGGTTAGACGTACAGTACTTAACCTTGCAACACAGGTAACTCTGTTTAGTTGATTTGCTCACGGTACTGGGATATACAGGTTCGAATCCTGTCCTGACTACAAATAACAAAATAATAGAAATAAAACTAAATTAAGCATGACTAACAAAGTAGAAATAAAATCAATTATTCAAGACCTTAACCTTATGAATGAAGGAGTAGGTGTTGACGGTGAAACAATGCAGTATATTTTACAGCAAGTGGGAATGGAATGGCAAATGCTTCGACAGTTAATGTTAACAATGCCACCGCAGCAAGTACAGTATTTACTGCAAGAGCGTGAAGAGTTACAAATATTATAATCTAAAATTACAAAAACACATAATCCTGACTGCTAAATTAAATAACATACACGTGCGTATTCAAGATTTAAAATCTAAGCTTAGATTATCCAGACTGTTACTAAAAACCGTTTCTTACAGAATACTCGCTACTGCTACGACTGTGGCAATTGCTTATTACTTAGGAATGTCTCTTCAAATTTCTTCTTTACTAGGCCTCAGTGAGCTAATTGTAAAACCAATTCTTTATTTTCTACATGAATTGTGTTGGCTACCTTACTTGTCAAGCTTGAAGATTCAATCGAACAGTTAGTGTACACGTACGTACTGCATTGATACTCAATCAGAAATAATTTTACTGTACGTGCGTACTGTATTCATTTAATTCTTATCTTTATACTGTTCGATAATTGGGACTATCCCGGAGCCAACAAAAAAGAGCCCGGTAGGAGTAAGGCGCCAACAGATTTTTTTAAAAAAAATAATCTATTGATACTCAATAGGTTACGTAACGCATTGATAGACATGGTAATAAATTTACCAAATGATTTGGTTCGATTGTATTTTTACTTATCTTTATGTATAGTAATTAATTAAAAAATGAAAGCAGAAACCAAAACCCTAAAAGTTCGTAAAACTCGTAAAGCTCGTAAAACTCGTAAACCGCGTACTCCGAGAGCAATGCAAGTTGCATTTAATCCTGATATTGTAAAATTAATTAGAGGTCAGGAATTAGACTTTTCAGACGCCGCTTTAGACCCTATGCCTACCGGAAAAGAGATTGACATTTTATTGTCGACTGAAGGAGGATTAATGCCTGGAACCAACTTAATGCTTTGTGGTGGACCTGGATCGGGTAAGACAACTATCGCGTTAGACATATTATCTAACTTAACTAAATCAGGTTATAAGTGTTTATTCGTGTCAGCTGAAATGGATGAAATACAGCATTATAAGTATTGTAAACGTATGCCACATATAGGTTGTGTGCAGACATTGTTTTTGAAAAATTATGCAGAAAACCCGCAACCGGTATTAGAATATGTATTCAATCAAGGTTATGATGTTGTATGTATAGACTCCTTTGCAGAAGTAATAGAATTGCTCCGCGACGCTTATAAATACTCTGAAGCGACAGCTGAAACTTGGTTATTGCATATTCAGGATAGAATGAAAAAAGGTGATAATCCTAACAAGTATTTTACGACATTTATTAATATTCAGCAAGTAACTAAAGGAGGTGACTTTGTGGGATCAAATCGTATTAAGCATATGACAGACGCTATGGGACATGTAGAAAGAAGTAAAGATGGAATGGAAAGAAGTATATACTTTTCCAAGCATAGAGATTGTGATAAAGATTATAAATTGCTTTTCGCAATAGGATCTGAAGGAGTTCATTATAGTTATGAGCCTGTTAAAGACTAATGCATTGAGTATCAATGTAATTAATTTACCTAAATATTTGGTAGTTTAAAACGATATACTTATCTTTATGTATAGTAATTAATTAATCAATAAATGAAAAACCACTTAAAACTTTATCAGATCCCTGACAGTTTAGACGCTGCGCAAGCTTTTGCAAAAACAATCTCTGGAAAATACATTCATCCATCTTTACGCAATGCAAATTACATTCCTAGTATTCAACCTGTCGAAGAATTTCGCAAATTAGGATGGCAAATTACCGGTGTAAGAGATTGGAATACAAATGGAAAACCTTTAGAGAATTCAGTTCAAATGACGCATCCTGACTTCGCAGATTCAGAATCTAAATTAAATTTATTAATTAATAATTCTGCGAATGGAAATTGGCCAATGACAATGTCGCTAGGACTTTATCGAAAAGTATGCAGTAATGGATTAGTTGCATTTCGCGAAAATGCGACAGCTGTGATTCAACATAAAGCAGGTGTAGATCTTCAATCTTATATTGATGTACTTAATTCGCAAGCCGCGGAAATACATAAAGACTTTGCGCGAATGAAAGACGTCGTGTTGTCGACAGCTCAAATTGAAGAATTTGCGAAAGCAGCTATTGCAAAACGTTATCAACTTTCTTTAGAAGAAGAATCGAAAATAGATGTCACTCCATTTTTAACGATTAGAAGAGAAGAAGACGCGGGGCAGGATTTATGGAAAGTATTCAATAGACTGCAAGAAAATCTTTCTTTAGATTTTACAGATGCAAAACAATATGTAGCATTTAATCGAGAAATTTCTTCTATGGCTTCGACTTTAGTAACTGCATAATCAATATATATACATGAACTCAAAACCTACCCTGACCTGGAATCAATTCACTCAACGTGTTGAAGAGATAGCGCGACAGTATGAATCGAAATCAATAGCTATTCGATTAGCAGTAGATAAAATGGCAGAGTGTCGAAAATGGTCGTAATTTCTAGGGTTTATTATTAAGTAAATCTAGGGTGATACGAGAGTACACCTAGGGTTTTTTCCGTATAGATCTAGGGTTTACATGCTAATACACTAGCAGAAACCCTAGATATTGGCCGGAAATCAAGGGTGAAAATCAAGGGTGAATTTCCATGAAAACCAAGCGAACAAATCGGCGAGCGGGCGTGCATAATTGATTTTTATTGAGACAATAAGTTTTTTCATATAGACCTTGGTCGCAATGGTTAAGGTACCCTTACCACCCTCAACCGATACTATCAATACATTAACCGATACTATCCACCCTCAACCGATAATTTATCGATACTATCCACCCTCAACCGATCCGTATCCGATCCGGGCCCGATAAAAACCAATACCTTTAAACACGTAATCATCAGACTCTATTAAATTGAAACCAATACACGCAATCCATCAAATCTATCGTCAATTTACAAGCGCAACACGCATTGCACTATTCAGTTGTGTATTCCATTGCTCGTGTATGCCAGTACGCACTACACACTGCATTTCCGTGCAGCACGTAGATTCCAATTGGCAATCTGTATGGGTTGAAGAGCGTGATACCATTGTACGCATCGATTCCATACCACTCTTCACCGTCGGAGATTCCGTGCAATACACGCGCTTTTAATTTCATTGAATTTCAATCGGTTACGTAACCTATTGAGTATCAATGGAATTAATTCACCAAATGATTTGGTAAATTGCTCTTAATTTCATATTTTTATGTATAATAATTAAATAATTGAAAATGAGAAAATTTGAATCCCACTCCAAACCTATTCGCAGTAAATGCAGCGAGCAAGAATTTGCGACCGTAGCCGCGCGCGATACCAATGCATATCGATCCGTTTACAAGCGTCAGCCATTGGCGACCATTTCGAAATACCAGATGATTCAAGGTGTGCCGCATAAATTGGTTGCGGGTCAATTTCAACCGTTAACTAGTAAATTGGTAAAATAATCATGAGTAGCGTAACAAATTCACAAGATCCGATCAATCCAAATTCTAAAGGGTGGAATGTATTTACTGTATTGTTTTTGATTTTTCTAACTCTTAAGTTAGGAGAGTTCGGAGTAGTGCGAGAATGGAGCTGGTGGATGGTTACTAGTCCTCTATGGGGGCCGGTGGTTGTAATAGGGATGATTTTGCTACTTGCTTTAATTGCGAAATGTATTGATGATTTATTAAAATAATAATTGTAATTGAAAATGAAAAAAATTAAAACGTTTTCTGTAGATCATTTGTTAGGAATGCGTATGAGCTCGGATCGGCCGATGACAGTTAACTTTCGGCAAGGAAAGAAAAATCAAATAACGTGTAGCGAAGTGCAAGTGCTTGAAGCGAATTGCACAGGACGAAGACTTACGTTGCAGTTCGCAAATGCAAATCGAGAAGTACTTCGACGTCGAGTGTATTTCGAGCATTTCGAGAAAATAGCTGAAACGTTCGGAGTAGATATTTAATTTTTAAGATTTGCGATTTATTTACTTAAATATACTCAACTCATGATAAGAATAAACAACATAGAATTTAAAAAATACAATTCTAATAAAACAAAAAAACCTTTGTATGAAATAATTAAATGGGAACCTAATCCTTATTACGGTAAAAAACTAGAATATTTTAAAGAAGGTTATAAAGTAAATCATGAAGGATGGGGTTTAACAAAAAATGGTCATACTATTGATATGGAATTTTTTAATACTCGCGAAACTTGTTTTGTTATAGCTTTTATAGAAAAAGAAAGTGAAAGTTGGGAACTTAGAAGTGTTGGAGAAAGACTATTAGATTTAACACCTGAAGAATGGAATGATTTTTATCAAGTTTATAGATTAGGACAAGCTAAATTAAATAAAAATGCAAAAATTGTCATTTCTAAAAGCATTTAATTCACCATTCAAGCGACCTAAACTTAAATGGTATTGTGGTAAAACAGCCATAGGTACTCCTTATTTCTATCCTAGAAAATGGGTAAAAGGTACACCAAAATTAATTCATGAAGCTGTATTAAAACATATACAAAAAGAAGAAAACTATAATAAACTTAACCCAAATTATGCTCGTAAAATAAAATCTTATGATGAACTTTATGAAGAAAAGAAAAATTATCTTTATGCAGTTCCTAAAAAGATAGGATTTGATTTTGTTGGCTTAGGTTGGAAAACAAAATGGTCAGAAACTGATTATAGATTTGAATGGTCTCCAATGTTTTCATTTGTATTTTTTGGTTATCAAATAGCTGTAATGTTTATTGTACCTGATCAATCTCATTATTGGGAAGCTTGGTTATATTATGAACTTAATACAGATAAAACTAAGTCTAAAAAAGAAAGAATTGAACAATGTAAAAAAGAATTTTCTTTAAATTGTACAGTTTATTCTCAAAAAGTAGAAACTAAAGTAAATTATTATGACACAGTACTAAAAGCTAAGTATATATGAAACTAATTAAAATTAACACAGACCACTATGTAGTAGTAGATGATTCAGAGATTAAAAAAGGGGATTGGACTTATCATCATGTTAAAGGTATATACAAAGCGGTTACAGATGATGCATATACCAATCAAAAGAAAATCACCCACTCAACACAACCACTTGAATATACAAATGAAGACCATTTACATTGGGATAAAATTAAACATATATCTCTCCAAGAAGTAAAAGAACTAATTGGTGAGAAAAGTTGGAAAGGTTATATTGATGGTACAGAGTGGGAAGTAGAAATAGTAGATGGTAAACTTAAATTAAAATAACATGGAAGACGAATTTATAATTATCAACAAGACAGCTATTCAACAAAAAATAGAAGAGTTACATAAACTTTGTGTTGAAGGTGAATATCCTTTATCAGCTTTTAATGTAGATTTAGAACACCTTCTATCCCAATCAGTTCCTTTAATTCCTGAAATTGAAAAGGCTTTTGGTGCTGGATGCAGATGTAAAGATTGGATAGATGGTAGGCAAAACTACATCTCAAACTTAAAACTTGATATATGAACACACTAGTAAAATTTGAATTAGCTAAGTTGCTAAAAGAAAAAAGGTTTGATAAACCAATTAATTCATTTTATACTGATACAGGTAAATTATGGAAACAAAGAAAACAAATACCCACTGCTAATTACAATGCTTATCCTAAAAATCCTAATTCAAAGTTATTTTACAAGTATGGCTACTCTGCACCAACTATTGCAAAGGTTGTTATGTGGTTATATGAGAAACATGGGATTTGGATTGCAGTTACTCAAGAATTAGGTTATACTACTACATTTTGTTACCAAATAATGGGAGAACATATATCAGCTACTTATAAACCATATTTTAAAACACCAACAAAAGCTTATGAAGCTGCTATTGAATTCACACTTGAAAATTTAATTTAATGGAAAAAGAATTTATCCCTTACGAACAAGCATTAGCTTTGAAAGAACTTGGATTTGATGAACCTTGTTTTGGGTATCACAATATAGACCCCTATTTAAAAATTCCTGCATTTAACTTGGTTAAACCTTTTGAGCATGAATGGTGTTTACCAGCACCACTCAAACAACAAGTGTTTAGATGGTTTAGAGAGAAACATGGGTATTATATCTCTGTTTTTAGAACTCATGATAATAATTGGGGAGTTGATTTATGGTTATTAGGGGTACATAAACCAAAAGCTACAATTTTTGGAGAAACCTACGAAGAAGCAGAAAATGCTTGTCTAAATAAATTAATTGAATTGACTACTAATAGGTTACGTAACTAATTGATTTTTAATAGAAATAACTTACCAAATTATTTGTTTCATTGAAATTGATTACTTATTTTTATGTATAGTAATTAAATAATAAAAATGAAAAATAAACAGACAGCAGTAGAATGGTTAGTTGATTGGATGGATAAAAATCAATACTTTATTGGTAATGATTTAATTCAAGCAGTTGAACAAGCTAAACAGATGGAAAAAAACCAGATGTTTGATTATATCAAAGAAAACTATGTTAATGGGGAAAATTCATTAAAGTTCCATCAAGAACAATTTGAACAATATTACACTGAAACTTTTAAATCAGAATAAAATGGAAAATAAAATAACATATGAAGAAGCATACAATAAAGCAATAAAAGTAAAATGGAAAGTAGAACCATGTTTTTCAGGTGAAGATTGTTGGTGCAGGATTATTGTACCTGATGAACCTATAAAATATGGTCCTAATGATGTTGAAGAAGTACAAATTGTTAGTTCAGCATCTATAAATAAAAAAATGGCAGAACATATTGTAAACATTCACAATCAATGTATAAATAATGGAAACTAAACAATATCAACCTAGATGGGAAGTAGATTTTAGTAATCCTAATGCTAATAATATAATTACAGGAACTACTACAGGAAAACCTATAGAAAATAAACAATACACAAGAAATGAAGTACATGAGTTAATGTGTAAAGCATTTTTAGCTGGTTATAAAAAAGCTGATGTAGTTGAAGCTGGTTTAGAGCCTTTAGAAGAAAAAACTGAATGTGCTTGGATATTAACTAAATATGACAGTACACCTAATAAAAATAACAATGAGAAATAACTTTACATTTCTAAAAGCATTTTTCAGTCCATTTGTAAGACCTAAAATTCGTTTATACATTGGTAAAACAGCCATAGGTACACCTTACTTTTTTCCTAGAAGATGGGTTAAAGCAACTCCAGAATTAGCCCATAAAGCTGTTGAGGATTACATTAAGCGTGAAGAAAATTACAACAAAGCGAATCCTAATTATGCTCGTAAAATAAAACCATATAATGAAGTTTATCAAGAAAAATTAAGGTATGAATATGCAATACCTAAAAAAATAGGTTTTGATTTTGTTGATTTAGGTTGGAAAACTAAATGGAAAGAAACAGATTATAGATTTGAATGGAATCCAGTATGGTCATTTGTATTTTTTGGTTATCAAATAGCTCTTACATTTACACCTGTAGAATCAAGTCATTATTGGGAAGCATGGTTATATTATACTAGAAATACAGACAAGTCTAAATCTACAAAAGAAAGATTAATAGATTGTATGAGCAATTTTTCATTAACATACACATCTTACCCAAGCGAAAAAGAAATAGATTATTATAAACATATACTTAAAAACAAATGGAAAAATTCAATGACAGAATAGTATACAATGCTATTCAAACACCTGATGGTACTGTAATTCAATCTAAATACAGACATGATTATGTAGAATATACAGATAAAAATGGTCAATATTATATGGTTGATGGTGGTTTAGATTATCCTAGAAGAGGTTTTGATAAAAATGACTATATTGATTTGTGCAAATTATTTAAAGACTGTACTTTAGATGAATGTACTCAATATTTAATGTGGGGTCAGAACTATGATAAAGACATGAATAAACTACCTGAAACAATATTTAAACCTATATGTGAATTAACTACTGATCATATAGAAGCTATTATAAATGGTAATTACTGTAGTAATGAAATGTATTTGTATGTATTTAATTATGAATTAAATAAAAGACTTTGTAAATAAATTATATAACTAATTGATAATTAATTCAATTAATTTACCAAAGAATTTGTTTCGTGTAGATGAATTACTTATCTTTATGTATAGTAATTAATAAAAAAAATGATTAGATCAACAAGCAACAAAGGGTTCTCCCTTACTTTTGAAAATGGTTGGACAATTTCAGTTCAATTTGGTTATGGTAACTATTGCGATAACAAACATCATCCCGATGGATGGGACTTTAGCAAAAAACAAGAAGTAACTCAATCTTCTGATGCTGAAATTGCAATTTGGGATGCTAATGGAGAGTGGTATAATTTTGATTCAGATACCGTTAAAGGATATTGTTCTGCCAATGAAGTAGCTGAATGGATTACAAAAGTATCTAAATTTAAACCTTAGTCTATTATAACAGTAATTAAAAAATAAAAAATGACCAAACAAAAAATTTACGCAACCGTAATATCAGAAGGACGATTTATCAAAGCAATAACCCAGGAAGGCCTGGACGTATCTAATCAAATCGATCGTTCTTTACGTAGAAAAGCATTGGAATCTAATTTAGATTTAGAATTTGATTCTGTAGCTAATTGTTGGAATTTTGCAACTAGAAATACTTCTATAGCCCCGGCTCTCGAAGAAGAGTTAGCAGAACCAAATTCAGATCACGAAACTATTAAAAACTTTATTCATAGTTCAGCAAGGCTGAAGCCGGCACAATTAATGATCAGCGACTTGAAATGGAAATATCTAGTTCGCTCAGCGATGCGTGGAAAGAACATTATGATGACGGGTCCTGCAGGTACCGGCAAAACTTTGGCAGCGAAATATTTAGTGCAAGCCTTAGATCGCCCTGACTTCTATTTTAATTTAGGGGCTACGCAGGACCCGCGTTCCACGCTTATTGGTAACACTCATTTCTCTAAAGAGACAGGAACATACTTTTCAGAGTCGCTTTTCGTAAAAGCTATTCAAACAGAAAATGCCGTAATTTTATTAGATGAGTTATCACGCGCACATCCTGAAGCTTGGAATATTTTAATGACCGTGCTTGATGTAAACCAGCGTTATTTACGTTTAGATGAAAAGGACGGCTCGCCAACTATTAAAGTCGCTTCTGGTGTCTGTTTTATCGCAACGGCAAATATTGGAAATGACTATACTTCAACTAGAAAATTAGATAGAGCATTAGAAGACCGATTTACAACCATTGAAATGGATCAGTTAAATGCCGAAGCTGAATTTGAACTTTTACAAATGAAATTTCCATTAGCGGTAAAATCGTCACTAAAAGATTTAGCTACAATAGCTGACACTACAAGAAAAGAATGTAAAGGATCTAATCCAAAATTGACTAACTCTTTATCTACAAGATCTTCAGTGGAAGCAGCCTCGTTGATATACGACGGCTTTTCGTTAGCAGAAGTAGCTGAAATTGCAATTTACCCATTCTTTAATGATGATGGAGGCGTTGACTCTGAACGTACTTTTGTTAAGCAAGTAGTGCAAAAATATTGCACTAACCCAATAGAAGAGTCTAAGAAGCCGCTATTCGGATCAGACGATATTGAAGATACTCCTTTTTAATTATTAATTACTATATGGTGTTTAGGCTACTACTATTAGTAGCCTATCTCCATTTTGGAATTAAATATTTATCTTTTTATATTAAATTATTTATCGAATGTCTAAACAGTATTCAAAATACGATTCATACAAATATCAACCCGTAAACAAGAAATATCAAAATTCTTCTTTTTGGCTTGGAAATGACTTTCTTGAAGGCCAAACTCAAATTAAACATGATATTATAAAATTAGCAGCGTATAAACGAGCAATATCTAACTTTGTACGAATAGTAACCAATCGCAGTGACATCAAAGTTTCATACTCGTCAGGACAACAATCTTACACTGACGGTAAAGCCGTTGTAATTTCATCGAAAATTTCCGACGGCGAATTTGATTGTACTGTCGGCTTAGCTTTACATGAAGGCAGTCATATTGCGTTAACTGATTTTCAATTTTTGAAAACTGCATTTAAGTTTACACAGTATGATAGACAAACCGAATTCGGTGCATTTATGTTAGATAATTTACATTATATAAAAGAATTAACTAATATTATTGAAGACCGAAGAATAGACTATTACGTATACACGCAATCTCCAGGATATCGAGGTTATTACAATTCGCTTTACGATACATACTTTAATAGTAAAGAAATTGACATAGCATTAAAAACTAATTTAAAAACTTCAGGATCAATTGACGATTATATATTTCATATCTGCAACTTTGCAAATTCTAATCGACAACTCGATTCAATGCCCGGGCTTCGCGAAATATGGGAATGTATAAATTTACCAAACATAAAACGTTTAAATTCTACATCAGAAGTATTTTCAATAGCTTGCGATGTAATGAAATTAATTTTAAAACATCAAAACACCGAATCTTCAAATCAAGAAACAACTCAATCTGAAAGCTTAGAGAAAGTTAAACTAAATCAAAATTATAACGAGCATGAAGATCCAAATTTAGATACGTCAAATTATAATAACACTGAAATTAGTAGTAATGATGATTCAAATCCAATAGATTCGCAATCAAATTCATTGAATTCGAATCTTTCAGATAAAGAGCAAAAGAAGCATGACAAACTATTAAATAGTCTAGAAAAAGCAATTAATCGACAAAAAGAATTTCTCAACGGAAATGTTAAAAAGAGTAAACTTTCAGCTGCTGAAAATGCAAAAGTTAACGCTGCAGCTGAATCTTCTATTTCTATAGAAAATGTCGGAGGATCGGTCATTAATGAACAAAAAGACGGATCTAAGAAAGAAATAAACAAAGGTACCGCACAATGCATTGTAATTCGTGGTATTACGCAATCAGGAATAGATAGTAATTTATATGGATGCAATTACAGGCCAGAAGAAAAGAATTACAATCCAATTTCTGAAGGTATTGCTTTAGGAACTATGTTAGGAAAGAGATTGAAAACGCGAGATGAAAATCGAACTTTAACTAGTACTCGAGCAGAACATGGTCGTATTGATCGACGTCTGTTAGCCGAACTAGGTTTTGGGAATGACCGCGTTTTTCAAAATACCACTCATTATCAAGTAACGCCTGGTTTAGTACATATTTCTATTGACGGGTCTGGATCAATGTCAGGTAGCAAATGGGACGCTGCAATTAAATCAACTATCGCAATTTGTAAAGCGGCTACGATGATTTCTTCAATTAACGTAATTGTATCTGTAAGATCAACTATACATTACGGTTCACAATTTCAGCCGCTGATGTGGATAGTTTATGACTCTAGAAAAGATAAATTGGTTACGTTTTGTAAACACGCAGCGAATTTAATTCCGGCCGGGTCTACGCCTGAAGGATTATGCTTTCAATCAATTACATCTGAAATTATAAAAGATTCTAATGGGAAAGCTGCATTTTTTATTAATCTATCTGACGGAGAACCGTCATTTGTAAATAACCGAATAAATTATAACGGAACCTATGCACTATTACATACAAAAAATCAAGTTGATAGTTTAAGAAAACATAACATTCACGTTCAATCTTATTTTATATATAACAAGTATCGAGATGATTGGTCAATATCCGATTTCGCGCAAACTTCTTCAGCTAACAATTTTCGTACAATGTATGGGTCTGACTCAAAATTTATTGACGTAACTAATCTATCGCATTTAGCAAATTCATTAAATGATTTGTTTGTGCGCGGAATTGAATAATTCAAATAATGAAACGAACTACATCAGATGAAGAGCGACGCCAATTGCTCGCGACGCAACAGTATTTGCTAGAATATATTTATTCAATGAATTTTGAAGTTAATTTACGGTCGTCATGGTTTGCAATCTTTCCGGAAGAGCAATTAATAACTTGCAACGTACGTTGTCGAAACGAATGGTTAAAAACTATTTCTATTGCACATGAAGCGGGGCATATTACTGCAACTCGTCCTCGATACATGAAGTCATGGAGAAAATGTAAAACTGCAGTGCATACTGCTATTCTTCATGAAGAATGGGCTGCTTGGGAACATGGTTGGACGTTGATTGACGAATGGCAAAAACAATCCAATATATTTACGCACAATTTTTATAACACTCTTCAAACTGAATATTGGAAATGTGCACGAATTTCATGGAACAAATACATACAATACATTGCATCTGCGCCGACAACGGACGCGCTTGTAAATGCTTATTGGTAAATTTATATAACTAATTGATATTCAATGTAATTAATTTACCAAAAAATTTGGTTCGTGTAGAACAATTACTTATTTTTATGTATAGTAATTAAATAATAAAAATGACATCAGTAATTTCAAAATCTCAAGTAGTTGAGTTTCTAAATGCAAAATGCAAAACAACTGCCGCTCATGTAATTGACGGAATAAAAAATGTTGTTTTTCTAAAAGAAATAGAAGGAGAATTTATTTTCATACATGATATGTGTAATCTGTTGACCAAGTCACTTACCGACGATATAGAATGTAATATCATTCAATTTATGGTCGACGAAGATCAACTAATTTCTGAAATTAATCTTTACATTAACAAATAATAAATAATAGTATGACTCACGCAATTCAAACCTTAAAAGATGCTTTTCGTAACGACCCTGTAGAGTTTTCAAAAGCAATAGTATTTTTACTAGTAATGAGTGTATTTACATATTTATCTTTAGTTATTGCTGCTATATAATATGCGTTATTGTAATAATTGTAATCAACCTATTCCGGTGCAACGACTTAAAGTAGTACCGACAACAGAAACTTGTGTATCTTGCTCTAATGTCAATCGACTATCAGCAATTCCAGTTATTCATCATAAAACAGGAAATGAAATACAAATCGTAAAAGACCCAGAAGTAGCAAAAGAATTTTACCGACTGTCGTCGCGTGTTGGGTTTGGTTGTCTCCGAGGTCTGAAATCAGGAAAATCAAGCTCGAGTCAAGTAAAAAAATATTCGACAGCTCCGACAACAAAACTTTCTTTAGGAATGGCATCAAGAAATATGTTTGAAGAGTTAGGCACTAAAATAATGAATACTTTTGACTATGCAGGGGCGTCAGCAGCAAAATCTCAAGCTCAGGAATATTTAGACACTAGACTAATAGATAGAAACCAATTTAATAAATTAATTACTATAATCGACGCGTGTATTGTGTCAAAAGCTCCAATGGAGCAGCGCTAAAACTTAAGGTTTAAGGGGTTAGGCCTAAGTTTATAAGGGAGGTTGAAATAATACCTCCCTTTTTTTTTAAACATTAATGTAATGAATATTATCAATCATTCGCCTTTAATAAAAATTTTCGGAAATGGATTTCAAATAACATTTCCAAATCGGTATTCAATCGTCGTAAAAAACGGGCCAGGTGCAAAATGTACTCAACCTGATAAATTAAATGACGACCCCGCTTCAATGATTATGGCAGCAAGATTTGGAGGAACTCAATCTCCAGATTGTGAAGTTGAAATTTACAATGCAAAAAAAGAAAATGTATCTTTAAATTTCGGAGAAGAAATAAGCTTATCAAATATTTCTCCGTTTCAATTAGCAAATTTATTTTACATTATTTCAGGACTTAAATAAACAATGAACCGTTTTGTCGACAATCAAATCTTTAAAAATTTTCTCGAATGTTCTGAACAAGAACAAACATTGGTATTAAAAACAATTTCAGAAAACGTATGGAGTTTTAATGATGAGTTGCGTGGTATAGATTTTAATATAGAAAGTTATTATGAACGCAGAATAGCGGATCGCGACCCGAATATAACATGGCCAAAGAATCTTTCAAAAAAAGAACGAGTTTTATGTAAAATTACTTTACTAACAAAACTATTGCGTAACTGTAGCTCATCTAATACTGATAATGACTACATTTACCATTGGTGTAGTAACTTTGTTTATTCTATAAAAAATAACATTTTCAAACCTAAAGATAGCACCTGGAAAGGATTATCGAAAATAGAAGCTTTAATATTAAACAGTATTTATGAATCTTTAACTCGTTGTTACCGACAACAAATTGTTTTTTAAAAATTATTTTGTACATTCAAAAGAATTTCTTATATTTAATAAATCAATAAATAATATGTATTACATCGCAAAAGTAAAACTCGAATTCGAGACTGACAAAGGTCAGCTAAAGAAAAAAACAGAAACTTATTTAGTTCAGGCAGAGTCCGTCACAGACGCGGAAGCTATCGTACACACAAAATTTTCCGATTGGAAGTATGAATTTGAAGTTAAATCAGTATCTCAATCAAATATTTTAGACGTTTATTCAGTATAATATGGCTCGTATCAAAAAAAGATTTTCGACTAATCAAGTCGTAGTATTTCGGTTCAGTGACCGTAAAATGGTAGGTCGCGTTGTAATGGTAAGACCTATAGGTAAAATTTTCAATTACGATGTACTGGCAGAAGACGGTAAAATTTATGAAGAATTAGCCGTTGATTCAAATATGAATCATAGTATAGATACTTATTTAACAAGACTGTTTTATAGAAAGTATAACATTAGCGAATCAGAAATTCCGGTTACGGCAGTAAATGTACCAGAAATTGATCCTTCTCAATATTTACAAGAGAGTAGTATCATATCAGATGACTACCGGCCGGATATGTCGAAATTTGCGGATCAATCTTTTAATGAATTAGAAGATTGATTCATTGGGGGCGAATGGTATAGATTGACAGAATAGTTCTTTGAGATGATGCACGCAGTGCTAGTATTGGAAGCACTTAAATATCCTATATAACGAATAACTGGAAACGAAATCTCTGATTTCACTTACGAAGACGCTATGGCGTTCGTAAGCGGCGAATATGCTTTAGCAGCTTAATTGCCAACGGGTCGGCGCACATATAACCTAGGAACAGAAGTGAATGGATTGGTGAAAAAACAATTGAACCTTAAATCGAATTGTCCATTGGTTGTTAGTTTACGATGGCTGAAGAACAAACTAAATATTTTGAGTCGTTAGAAAATGACATCTAAGCGTGTGAATGAGTCCTTAAATTGTCTGGGCAAGACGAGGGTTCGACTCCCTCCGCCTCCACTAATTCACGGAGTATTAACCTTTAAATTGAATCGAATATGAAAAAGATCTTTTTCTTGTTTGTAACAATTTCATTGCTAACGAGCTGTACAACCAGCAGTACAGAGCAACTTTCAACCGCAGATTCTTGCGTAGTTGAAACCGTTGCAGCTGATACAACTGTATCAGACTCGATAGCAGTAGTTGCTACTGACACTGTAAAGTAAAATGTAAAATTTCGAACGGTGCACAAGAAGTGCAAGCCTAACGTGAGGTTGTGAAAGGAAACGTAAACTTCCTTAACTTCGGTAAAAGTCCGACCCGCATCGATTTAATTGTTATTAAATGAAATTTACTCATGGTTATCAAGGATATGAACTATATCCTGAATTAGATGAGCATCAGCGTTGTTGTAATAACGGTTGCTCGTTTCCTAGAAGAAAAACTGGTGCTAATAAAACTGCTTACGTTTTAGCCCCTGTATGTATACATTGTTTTCATGCAGCTATTGAACCTCCGAGGCATGGTTATCGAGACGGAGTTACTGCTATCAAAAAAGACTTTTGTGAAAATAGAGATGGTCGTTTAGGATTTAATTGCACTGCAACGATCATACATCGTCGTCAGTTAGATTTAGATCATATCGACGGAAATCACGATAATAACATTCCAGAAAATTTGCAGACTATATGCAAAAACTGCCATGCACAAAAAACTTGGGCAGATCGAAATCATATTAAATCTATAAAATGAGCTTATTACAAAATCTTAAAGAAAATCAATTTCCTTGTTTGGAATTACTAAATTTTGAAGGTCCGGTGCTAACAGCGATTAAGGTAGAAAATAATTTTGTTATTATCGATCAATGGAACAAACTTTGTAGTATACTTACGTTTGATCAGATGCTTCATTTTATTTACGAGTATAATTCAATTACTGACTCAAGCGGAAAGAAATGGATTTATCCTAAAGAATCTAAAGAAGCAAAACCAAAAGAAGAAATACTATTAGACTTTTTATCATTTAAAAATTAATGGCAACACTGCAAACACAATACCAAAACTATCTTAAAAAAAATCCACACTGTAGTTATGATGAGTGGCTTGATATTCTCAGCGATAAATTTTTAACAATAATCAGACACGATGAACCAAGAGTGTCTGACGATTTTCAAATCGGACCTGATGGGGCGTATGAGCACACTGATATCTATCTAATAGATAGAGAAATTAATTTCAAAGACACTATAAATTCTTTAATCACCAGATTAGGCTCAGTTGAATACGATAACGGAGACTTGTCAGATTTGGGTAATGAAATTGGAATTGGATTAGGCAATGTATTGTCTGACTTGTCCACAGATGAAATAAGTATGTTCATATCAGGTTTTAGACACGGAGTTAGTTTAACAAACGGAACACATTGATTTAATAGTAATCATACTTAAATGTTATGAGTAATAAACCAATAACAAGAGAACATTTCTCACAACAATCACAAATAAATTCAAACGCTAATAAGTTTTTTGCGTTAGTGAAAACAGACGATTATTTAGACAATTTTAAATTAACTGAATTGCCAGAATATTTGTTTGATGATTATGAATTCATTACAAATAGAGGGATATTTCCAGTTGTCAAACAAATTACGAAATTAAATAAGTAAAAAAGATTTGTAGAATTGAAAAATTATTCTTATCTTTATGTATAATAAAAATTTAAACTATGGCAAAAGTAACATTAGAATTTGACTCTTACGAAGAGGCAGTAGAATTAGAAAATGCGCTAAATGGAAGTAAATGGAGTTCTGCATTTTGGGAATTAGATCAAGCTTTACGAAATACTACTAAGTATGGAGTTCCTTTAAGAGGATTTACCGAAGGAGCGACTTCTGAAGAAATAGAAGCTGCAGACCGCTGCCGAGAATTAATTCGAGAAGTATTATCTGAATATAGTCTTAAATTAGGCTAACAATATGGGACTAGTTGAACACGCAAAAACAGAATTACAAATAGCCGGACTATTTGATGAAGACTCCGACTACAATGGAACGCTTGGGTGTGGTTATGAATTACTACCAAATGAAACTCCTCTTGAATGTTTAATGAGAATGGAAAAAGAAAGAGAATTTTAATAATATAAAACAAATGATTAATACACATACAAAGAAACAATAATAAAAGTTTGGTAAATTGTAAAATTCTACTTATTTTTATGTATAATAAAATATAATCTATGGCAAAAATAACATTAACATTTGAATTCGACTCTTATGAAGAAGCTGAAGAAATAGAAACCACTTTAAATGCAAGTAAATGGAAAGCTGCATTTTGGTCTTTAGATCAAGCGTTACGTGACACTACTAAATACGGTGCTTCTTTAGAACGCGGCGGCGGTGAAGCTACGCCTGCAGAAATAGAAGCTGCAGAACGTTGTAGAGATTTAATTCGTGAAAAATTAAATGAATATAATCTTTTTTTAAATTAAACAGTATGGGACTAATAGATCACGCAAAATTAGAATTACAAATAGCAGGACTATTTGATAGCGACTCTGATTATGGAGGAATGGTAGCGCAAGATGTATTAGAATTAATAGAAGTATTTTCTAAACAAGGCCATTCAGGTATGTCAGCTCCTTATGTTGCAAGTATATTTAATAAGTTAGCCAACTATGAACCACTAATACCGATTACAGGTAAAGATGAAGAGTGGGGCGATGTAAGAAATTTAGGTGATGGAAAACCTTGGTATCAAAATAAAAGATGTTCAGCACTCTTTAAAGATGGAAAAGACGGTAAGCCATACTATATTGACGCTATTGTAAAACGAGACCAAAATAGAACTTGCTGGAGTGGATTTGCTTGGTTAAGTGAAGAAGATTATAAAACAGGAGACAGAAGTAAAATGGTTGGTAAAAAAGGTTACATTAAGTCATTTCCATTTACACCTAAAACATTTTACATTGACGTAAAGGATGTAGAAGTAGCAAAGGATGATTGGGAGTCATTTATAGTCGATCCTTCTCAATTAGACGAAATTCGTAAATATTACGATCTAGATTAAATAGAATAAAATGATTGATAATTTATCATTAATAAAACCGATTTTAAGCTTTCATGAAGAAGGTGATTTTTATATGCTTTATGTTTTCAAACGTAAGAAAGATCAACCGGAAGATGAAAGAGATAATCACCAATCAGTTAGAACTATTAAAACTTACTGTATCGAAAGCATAGAACATTTAGATCGTCGTTACGAAGAAATTAAACAGCTTTGTGAAATGTTTAAAGCTAGAGCATATATACATGTTCAAAAACAAAATCATAAAGATGTTTCTCTTAATATGATGGTTGATCTTGCTCAAAGAATTCAAAATGGGCAACATGATCAGAAAGGTCTATTTGATTCGGTAGTCGGTCAAATAAAAACAAAAGAAAAGAGATGGATAGTTGATATCGATACAAAAGATCAAACAGAAATTGATGCAGTTAAATTTGCAATCAACAAATTCTGTCGTCCTGAAGGTGATAAAATTGAAGCTATCATTCCTACCAAGAACGGGTTTCATCTAATCACCGAAAGATTTGATGTTCAAGAATTTACCAAACATTTTCCTAACATCGATATTCAAAAGAAAAATCCTACTCTTCTTTATCTACCAAATACATTATCTAACGACTTATCATGAGAAGTAAAACAATACAACGAATTATAGATGAGATGGATAAAGATACATGGTATATTAAACTTAAACGTTGGATTAGACTTCAAACGTGGGTTTATATATGTTTAACTAGAAAATATTGGGACAAAAAATATGAACATTACATTTTTAAAAAATTCATTAAATCAAATTAATGGAAAATAATCTAATAGACAAAATTACTTATTCGCATTACTGCCATGTTTGCTCAGGTTGTGGAGAAGAAGGATGTTGTTCTCCATTAATGTGTAAACAAAGTCCTGAAGGGAACTATTGCGAATCTTATTTGAAAGATTTAAAATTTGGGTATAAAATGTATGAACATTTGATGGAACTGGTTGGTGACGATGAGAAATATAAAGAACAAATTGACGAGTTATGGGATAAAACTTACGATAGAATTTACACTTCAATAGAATAAAAATATGAATAAACTAAATTTAACCAATCTTCTAGTAGGAATTATGGTAATTCTCTTAGCCTTAGTTACAGAAAACACATTTATGACACCTATCTTACTTATTTTAGGTTCAATAAATTTAGTTATCGGTCTTAATGGTATTGAGTTTATTAGAAAAAAACTAAATAAATAGTAGACGAAATAAAAAGATGAACAAACTAGACCAAGACTATTTAGCACTCCTTCAAGATATACTTGATAATGGAGTTGAAAAGAAAGACAGAACGACAAACCAATAGAAAGTTATGAATAAAGAAAGAAGAATAATTAAAGTACCTGTCCCAAAAGAAATTTGGGATGCTGATATGTCAATATGGAATGTACTCTTTGGGAGAAGAGATATTATGGGAGCTTGGATGAATAGTATAAAAGATGTAATTAAACAAATGAATTATGAATAATAACATAGACAAATTAATAGAGCAAGGCGCTGAATTGGCACGTAAACACGAAGAGCTACGTGATGAAATTTTAAACAATCCTGATATGCCGCAGGAGTTGAAAGACATTATCATTAAAAACAGAATACCTGATGATAAGATAGTTGATTTGACAGGGGGTAAGAAAATTAAGTATATTAATCCTGATACATTTGAAATTGAATATGAATAACATAGATAAAACAATAGAAAGTTATGAGTAACGAAATAAAAAACCAAAATATAATTCAAATAGATTTGAGTGGTTGTAAAAATTGGAATGAATGTATGAAGGTAATAGAATTAATTACATTAGGTAGAGTTAAAATTAAAGTAAATGAACAAACTAGATAAAGATTATTTAGCACTATGTCAAGACATTCTTGATAATGGTACTAAAAAAGAAACAAGAAATGGTGACACCATATCTGTATTCGGTAGACAGATAAGACATTCTATGAAAGATGGCTTTCCATTGCTTACAACCAAGAAAATTCATTTCAAATCAGTAGTAACTGAGTTGCTTTGGTTTTTACAAGGTAGAACTGATTTAAAATGGTTGTTAGAACAAGGTAATACTATTTGGGTGGGTGACGCATATAAGAATTGGTGTAAACAATTTGAAGTTGACCCAAACAATTTTGATGGAGAGGAGATTGCTAAAGGTCATAATGACCAATGCTGGGGATATCCTATACTGGACCATGTTAAACCTACATCAAAGGAATATAAGAGAGGACAGATAAATGCTTATTTAGAAGGTAAAGCAGAAAAACCATTTTTTTACTTAACACAAGAAGAATTCATCAACAAAATCAAACTAGATGATGAGTTTGCTAAGAAGTGGGGGTCACTCGGAAAAATTTATGGGGCGCAGTGGAGAAGTTGGACAAACTATACTGGTAATGAAATTGCTGAAGGTACTTATGAAATGACTAATGAACCGATAGACCAAATCCAAAACCTAATCAACGACCTTAAAACAAATCCTGATTCTCGCAGACTTATCGTGAATAGCTGGAATGTAGGTGAGCTCGACCAAATGGTTCTTCCACCTTGTCATTATGGATTTCAAGTTTATACAAGAGAGTTGAGTTTTGAAGAAAGGTATAATAAATGGTTCACCTATAATTACGAAACAGGTATGGAAAGATTTTTTGACCCAAACAACTTACCTGACTTTGACAACGAATATTATGTTCGAACTCCAACCAGAGCAATCTCTCTAATGTGGAATCAACGTTCAGTAGATACATTTTTAGGTTTACCGTTTAACATAGCATCTTATGGTTTACTACTTGAAATCATTGCTAAAGCTGTAAATATGGTTCCTGATGAATTGATTGGTAACTTAGGTGATGTGCATTTATATTCAAATCATATTGAACAAGCAAAGGAACAGATTGGTAGAACACCTTATGAACTACCTAAACTAAACATCAATACAGAGTTTTGGCCATATGAAGGTGGTGAGTGCGGTGTAGGTCCTTTAGATGCAGTTGCAGTATTTGAATCATTTAAAGATGAAAACTTTTGTAAGTGTTTGTTGGAAGAAGATATTCAGTTAAGTAATTATGAATCACACCCAACAATTAAAGCCATTTTATCAAATTAATCGATATTTATTAATAAAAGCATAAACATGAAAAAATCAGAATTACAACAAATTATTAGAGAAGAAATTCGTAAAGTATTAAACGAAGCAAGTAATTTGCCTGTGACTATAACATCAGTAAATGGAAAGTCATTTTATTTTACTAAAGATTCCTTTAACTCACCTAAAATAGATGGAGCTGGATTTATCCAACAATTAAGAGACTTAGAAGCAACAGCTCCTGACGGATATACTTCAGCTGAAATGTGGGTACATGATAAAGAAACAAGACGTACTCCAGGTGCAAGTGCTAATATTAAAGTGAATCCATCTAAGTTTTCTGCCTATTTCAAATAGGGAAAATAATAATTAAAGCACCTTTATCAAATTAATGATATTTATATTAAAAGTATAAACCATGAAAAAATCAGAATTACAACAAATTATTAGAGAAGAGATTCAAAAGGTATTAAGTGAAAATAAAGAACTTATTAAGTTTAAACAACTAATTGATAAAGGGGAGATAAAAAAAGCAGCTAGACTGTATTACGGTACTGGGGCTATAACAGGTAATGATGCTAGAGAAGCACTTAAATATGTTAAATCAAAGGGATTAGAAAAACAATTTGATGATTTAGATCCGGATGTTGATCCTGCTGGAGGTAGTGGACTATATTCACATATATAGACTATAATCACACCCAACAATTAAAGCACTTTTAACCAATTTAAAAAGTTATGAATTTACAATTTAATAGCATTGATTCGCAATGTTATATACTCCCTTACATAAAAATTACCTACAGTAAATGGTTAACAGGTAATTATGAAATTATCATAGGTTGGCTTACTAAAGAAATATGCATTTCATTTTAAATTATGAAAATAGAAGCGTTATTTATTTCAGACGTACATTTAGGATCTAAAGGCAGCTGTTCAGCACAGCTGCTTGAAGTTTTAAAAAGTTACGAACCTAAACATCTTTTCATTGTCGGAGATTTTATTGATGGATGGATTTTAAAGAAACGACATTATTGGTGTAATGATTTTAATTCAGTAATCAAAAAAATTATACAGTTATCACAACGAGGTACGCGTGTAATTTACATTACCGGAAATCATGATGATTTTTTACGTGGGTATTCTCCTATGTCGTTAGGAGACTCGATTCAAATTGTTGATGAATATATTTGGAACGGATATTACATTTGTCATGGAGATAAATTTGATGGTATAGTTAAACTTAAATGGTTAGGAGTTTTAGGATCGGTAGGATATGAGATAGCTATATCATTTGATCGTTTAATCAAGCGATTCGGATATAAATTTTCTTTAAGTTCGTTTCTGAAAAAGAATGTAAAAAATGCAATAAAATTTATTACTAATTTTGAAACGCAACTTGCATATCAAGCAAAACATCATAGATGTCATGGTGTAATTGCCGGTCATATTCATACCCCGGACAATAAAATAGTCGACGACATTCATTATTTAAACTGCGGTGATTGGGTAGAAAATTGCAGTTATATTATATACGACAAACACGAATTTTCAGTTAAATTTTACAATCAATAAAGTTTTGGAACTTATTACTACATACATATGTAAGCAAGGAGATATTGGCGTACATAACAATATGTTCGGTGGAACGATATTATCTATTATCGACGACGCTTCAGCTTCATACGCTGCGCAAATTTGTGATACGCAACGTATCGTAACTGTAAAAATAGATGAACTAGTTTTTACTAAACCTGTTAAAGTCGGAAACATTTTAAAAGTATACGGGCAAGTCGTTGAATTTGGGACTACGTCAATTTCAATTTATATTGAAGTGCGAAAGCATAATGTATACACCGGCGCGCAAGAAACTGTCACTCATACAAAAATTAAATTTGTGCGAATTGATGATGACGGAAAACCGTTACCAATTCATGAGTTTGTAAAAGTTCGATATTTTGACCGAGTATCAAAATACGGAAAAGGTTTATTAAGTCAAGAAGAAAAGATGCATAATTTGGCACTTTGATAATTTTGTCTTATATTTAAGTAATGACAGAATTATTACATATACTAGGTGGTTGCCCAGACCACATATCACATCTAAATTTTCTAGATTTAATAGCTGCTGATTACAACAGCATTTCCGGTTTGTTACAAAACTTTAATTTTTTTAAACTTAAATGTATACAGCTTCTCAAAAGTATTTAGACATTCAATCTAGAATTGTCGATATTATTTACAGCTGCACTACTGTTATTCAGTTAGAAGCATGCGAAAAATTAATTGAAAATTTTACAATAATTACAAATCCATCTAACATTTACGATCGGTTTTTAGTTGAAGAATGTGCTATACATTTACAGGCTCGCGTTAATTTACGTAGAAAACTTTTAACCTGTAAGTAGATAACTAATTGACTTTCAATTGAAAAAGTTTACCAAATAATTTGGTACTTTGGCAAATAAATACTATTTTTATGTATAGTAATTAAAAAATATGACAGATTTTTCTTTAGTGCAAAAAGTAGTTGATGAGCTAAATTCAACCAATTCAATCAATGACAAAAAAGAGATTCTTGCAAAATATGCAAATAACGAATTTCTGAAAAAAGTATTGTATTATACATATAATCCATTTTATCAATATTATCTAACGCCTGATAACTTGGATAAGTATTATGATGAAGATCTTGGATCATTGTATGAATTTACAGATTTGTTTGAAATGCTTGATATTTTACGTAAACGTGAAGTTACGGGTCATAAAGCAATCAATTCTGTAAATTACTTTTGTCTTCGTAACGAAAAATATAAAGATCTTATTTATAAAATTATTGGTAAGGATTTAGAAATCAGAATGGGTGTCAGTTTAATTAACAAAGTCATTCCTGAGTTAATTCCTTCATTTGATGTTGCATTAGCTACGCCGTTTGAAGATGTAGCAGTTGATTTTACAAAAGACTCTTGGTATGCGTCTCGTAAATTAGATGGAGTAAGATGTTTGGCCGTTATAGATGAAAATGGTCAGATATCTCTTTGGTCTCGTCAAGGTAATGAGTTTGAGACTTTACAAAAAGTTAAAGATGAAATTGCTAAACTTAATTTAAAAGATAAAGTGTTAGACGGAGAAATTTGTTTAGTAGATGGTAACGAAAATGAAGATTTTCAAGGGATAATGAAAGAGATACGTAGAAAAAACCATACAATTACTAATCCGAAATATTTAATATTTGACGTCATTGACGGTAGCGATTTTCGAACCAAGTCGGGAAATACGTCATATTCTAGCAGATACGAAGAATTGAATGATTATCTGTACAATTACAAAGAAAAAGAATTAAATCATTTGCAGATAGTAACCCAGTCTAAAATCATTAATGAAAAGCATTATGTTGAATATATGGAAAATGCTGATAGTATCGGTTGGGAAGGACTTATTTTACGTAAAGCTGATTCAGTATATGAAGGCAAACGAAGTAAAAACATGCTCAAATGTAAATCATTCCACGACGCTGAATATACAGTTATTGATTTAGAATTTGGTCCTTTTAGAATGATTGAAAATGGATTGGAAGTAACTAAAGAAGTTCTTTCCAATGTAGTTATCGAGCATAAAGGAAATAGAGTTTCAGTAGGATCTGGATTTAGTATTGAAGAAAGAGAATACTTTAAAACTAACCCAAATGAGATTCTTAATAAAGTCATAACTGTTAAGTATTTTGAAGAATCAAAAAATCAATCCGGTAATTATAGTCTCAGATTTCCGACCGTAAAATGTATACATGGTAATAAAAGATTAGTATAATGGCAAGACCAAAAAAAGAACAAACTCCGATCGAACAAATGAAAAAACCAAAATGGAAAATTGGAGAGATCGTCGACATTACCTTTTTAGGAGCATCTAAAAAAGTTAGATTAACTGAATTACGTACTCATCCGCAACATTCCGAGCGTTGGATTTATACAGGAGTATCTATTAATGACAGTATCATTATCCCGTTTATTGGAATCGATGGATCTGAACGATTTGCTAATATTTGGTCGAAAAAGAAACTTATTACGAAAGATTAATTTAATTATATAAACTTTAAATCAAATAATCATGAAACAAGTTTGGATTAAAATTCAAAGCTACGTTAAACCTACATTAAATGTAGCTTTATTTGCCGGAGCGGTAACCGGAGCTTTTTTCGGAGGATATTATTATACTTCCATGAAAAAAGTCGTTAACAGTTCTGAAATTGAATCTGTAAAAGTTATATCGTCAACAAGCTGCTCAATAGCAGTAACCGAACGAGGAGAATTGTTAGTTTTAAACCGAATTGATGGCACGTATAAATTATATGACGAAACTATCGGATTATCAGTTTTCAAAGCTTACGGTAACAGAATAACTTCTAATCAACCTAAATAACATGAAACGTAAATTAGTTACAATAGCAGTGCTAGCAGCTTGTATGATTGCAAGTTTATCAATGACTTCAGGTACTTCAAAAAAAGATCCGTATGTATACGGTAAAGATAGCATAGGTATCGTTAATTCTTCTCCGTCAATACAAATGTATTTCTATATTAAAAAATACGCAAAATTGTATGACATTCCAGAAGCATATGCATTTTCATTAGCATATCAAGAAACCAATTATCGCGGGCCATTACATTTTTCATATAATCCAGAGCAAGTATCAACTGCCGGTGCACTCGGCCCAATGCAAATTATGCCAAACACATTTAAAATGGTTAATAAAAAATCTATTTCTAATCGTAGATTGAAATCAGATATTCAGTTAAATGTAATGACTTCAATGAAACTTCTTCGTATGTTACATAATCAATACCAAGATTGGGGACTAGCTTTTGGCGCGTATAATACTGGTAAGCCTTGCATCAATGAATATTCACAGAACATTCTAAACAAAGAATTTTTTTGGATTTCTGGTAAAATTTAAAATTAACTTGTTTTTTTGAAATTTAATTCTTATATTTAAAAAATAATCAATCATGAATACAATATCTTTAAACATTAAAAAAAATATTTTGACAATAGCTGAAAAAGTTTATGTTAATCGTTTCGCTTTGCAATACATTTCGTCATTAATTTTTGCAATAACTTGCCTTTTTTTAAATCAATTGAATTTTTCATTTTTATTTCTTCTAATGGCATCTTTAATGGATGGAATGAATTCTATATATAGAAAAAACAATTAAGATAATTACTATCGCGGGATGGACTGGAGATGGTACCAGCTCGGTCTCATAAGCCGAACGACGTAGGTTCGAATCCTACTCCCGCTACTAAATGCGATCGTTTTTCTTAAATCAAGCCGGTTCTTAAAGACCGGCCTTTCTTTTGTAACTTGTTATTATTTTTAAATGAAAAAACATATAAAACTATGGTTGCGATATCGATTCGCACGAACTCGAGTTGTATTTCGAAGATTTAGTCGATACTTTGAAACTGTATTAGACTCAAAACTTGAAGAGAGCGAAACAAAAGATTTAGCTATTGCAATAGTGCGAAGAGCGATTGCTAATCCAACATCGACTATGCTAATTGCGCCCATATCCGGGACTCGATACATTCATTTTGATGAAATTTTCATAAAACTAAATGAAAATTTAATTACCATTGTTAACGGTACATATACATATCAAATTTCTATTTCAGATAAAGAAACTGAAGTTCTGCTTGACAAATTTAATTTTCGATTAGAATTTATTAGGAAACAATGGGAAAATTCTATAATGACAAAAACTAAAAAAAGCTTAGGAAATATTCTTGAAGAATTGAATAGCAAATTCATAAAATCAATTTAATTTTAGATAATTTTTCTAATTGATATACAAATAGTTACGTAACCTGTTGGTAGTCAATAGATAAAACTAACCAAATAATTTGGTTAGTATTAACTAATCTCTTATTTTTATGTATAGTAATTAAATAATTAAAAAATGAGATTAGAAACCGAAGCCCCAGTTAGTGATTTAGAAAAATCAATTGAAGCCATTTTAATGTTAAATGGCTATGAGCAATCAGAAATTCAATTTAGACAAGAAGAGCGTTATTTACGTATAGGATATTGGAAAGCCTTATCTGAAAAAGCATTGGCTCAACTTGAATCATTTATTGATTATAAAGTAGATTGGGATGACGATGATTGTGGATACCTTTGTTTTTATAGATTGAAAAAATAATTTAAAAAGATTTGGTACTTAACTAATTAATTCTTAACTTAAAGCTCAATAAATCAAATGACAAAAAAACCAATACCAGCAACGACTAACGCAGTTAAATTTGACAGATTTGCAATTGTACTTGAAAAAGAACAACTTTCGTATTATAATAAAGGAGAGTTGACTCGAGTTGCAGATGTAGGAGTTGATTTTTCAAATAAAGACCTTTTCGATTTAGCAACGAGAATTTCTGAAAAAAATTCATATGGTCCTGTAGAATATACTTCAAAAGATTTAGTAATTAAAACCCGTAAATAATCATGAGACAGAAAAAATCAAAATTTCGAATCGTTCCAGCAACGCATCCTAAATTTGGATCATGTTGGTCTTTAAAAGAAGGTGAATTTGTAATCGGTACTTTTGTTAATAAACAAGCTGCCGAGTCTCGTAAATTGCAATTAGAAAAATCTAATTTAGAAAATTTCCTTTTAGTAAAAACCGCAAACCAAGAACTTAAAATCGAAGAATAATGCCAACCTTTTATCAAGAAACCGAAATAGATATTTCCATAGAAGAATTTGTCGATCAATTATCAGATTGGGAATTAGAAGAATTGAAAGATCGAATTAATGATGCGCTCGATGTAAATGTAACAAAAAACATCGGAGACAGAATTGCAAATGACGAAACTAACATTGCTTTAGACAAGCTAGCTCGTAATTTAAGTCTCTTGACTGTTGAAGAAGAAGACTATATTAAGAAACTTGCAGAAAGATTCTTATAAGGAACTAGACTTTATTTTTTACCGATTATATAGCGTATTTCATCGTATACATTCGTTCTTAATCACTCAGTATATTGATAATCAAAATGACAAAACTTTTAGATACCGATAAAAAACTCATAGAAAAATATAAGAAAAAAGTACATAAACAGTTTCCCGGGGCGTATTTATTAGCTACTGCAAATGGATATACAATTGTACAAGAGCAGGAAAATTTGCAATTAAAAGATATTTTATCTGAATTTTTCATTGCTCCGACTACAACGCCTGTCAAAGCTTGGGAGTATGCACAAAGTAATGCTAGAATTTTTCAAAATTTAAATCGCACTCATCCGCTTCGAATCGAAGGAATGGAAATGGAAGATAAATTAGCACGTATTGAAGCTAGAAAAAATCGTCGCGATGAAAGACCGATTAAATCATCGAAATTTGATATTTATTAATAAATTAGTTTAGTTATGTGGAATTCAATAAAAACACTTTTTGATAAAAACAGCGAGCGAGTCGCAATGCAAGATCCGGAAATTATAGAAGAAGTTTCTGAAGAAATTGTTAATGAATCAGCTTCTATAGAAGTCGACAACTTACCAGAAACTGAGTTAAATGAACCTGTGTTCGATGCTGATTATTTATTAACGAATCCTTTAGTTGTTGGATGGCTATCTACTGTCGAGCAAGAATTATTATTTTCGGCATTATGTTATTTTTCGCAACAAAATAATTCATTTCTTGATGTAGGCTGTGGTCGTGCAGATTTATATGGTTATTTACAGACAGTATTTCAAACCGATCAAATTCAATATAAAGGCATTGACCTTAATCCTAATTTAGTAGAAATTGCAAAACGTAAATTTGTTAACGCAAATGTCGAATCTGCAGATATTCTAAAGTTTAAAACGGAAAATTATGATTGGGTAGTAGGGTCAGGTCTTTTCAATTTAAACGATCATCCTGATATGGTTGAATATGCAAAAAAAGTAATAGATCAAATGTTTTCTGTATGTAATATCGGAGTCGCTGTTAATTTTTTAACAGGAGTGCCTGAAGATTTAGCAGATGAAGATTTAAAGGCTTTAATCGTTCATGATCCCGGCATATGGCTAAACTATTTAGTAGAAAAATACAATAAAGTTATTACACGTGCTGACTATTTAACTGGAGACATTACATTTTACATTTTAAAATAACATGACCGCAAGCTTAATACTATCTATTTCTGGATTTGTAATATTCATTTCTATTGCATTTTACAATTATCATTTACGACAACTTATTCAAGTTCATGAATTAACAATTGAATCAAAATACCATATTATATCAGCATTACAAGATTATGTTTCCAAATTGGAAGAAAAAAATGCTGACTTGGTAGACGAAAATAATTCTTTAAAAACTAAAAAGTCTGCAACTCGAAAAAAATCAAATTAAATGTCTAAGCCGCTTTCATTAGAAGAATTTTTTCGAAATTTTGAAACTCACGTTTCACAAATCGCATCGAATTCTGGAAGTATGCATACAGACATAATTTGGGATTTACCTGCAAATTCTATAGCCTCTTCTTCTAAATTAGAAAGCGCAAAGTTACTTCTCGAAGCATGTATTGACAGACAGAAACAATATTCAGATTTAACTAAACAAGAATCAGTAATTAAAAAATTAAATACATTAAGAAATCTTATATCTGCAAATTACAACGCCGAGTCGACAAACATAGTTACAGAACAAGTCGAGGTTGATTTATATTTACTTGACAATTGTATACGAGCCGTTAAAAATAAAATAACGCTTTCTCATTATGGATTAATCATTTTAAATAAACTTCATGAAAAATATACATAATTCTTCAAAAACTATTCAATTCTCAAAGTCTCAATGGATTGAGTTAGAAAAGTTAGCTGCGATTGAAGATATTGATCAGCGTCGTATAGCATTTCGTAATTATTTTCATAATCAAGAAATGTTTGATTATATAAAAGACAAAGTCGACCCTTCTTGGCTTGCTCATGATATGTCCGTAAATTCTGAGTCATATGGATTATAATGATATTGAATTTGACGAGTCGGATTATGAATTTTTCGTTTCGTTACCGACAGACGAAAAAATATTATTTTTGTTTGACTTGTTATGCACTAATCTTTTTGAAGATTATTCAAATGACAAAATTTCAGAAATAATTCCAGCTTCATATGAAGATTTGACAGGCCCTTTGAAATCGACAGTAGTCGAAGCTATTGACTTTGCTTTTTCAAAAGAAGCTGACGTAAATATTGTTTTTGTAAATGATTTTATTGTAATTAATAGCGATAACGAAAAAATTTTAAAAACATCTGTACGAGAAATATTCATGCGCGGATATGTACTTTCAGAAATGAAAGTGTCGTCCCGCGAAATGAAATTATTTCAACGAAGTACTTTTTGTAAAATCTATTCTATAATCGGTCACAACGACCCTATACTTAAAAATTAACATGTTTTCAATTAATAGAACGTTTGTTAACTTTCAAAATAATTTATATGAAGTAGTAAGAGTATTCAGCGAGTCGCAAGTAAAAAATATAGAATTAATAAAGGAATATTTGGATACATCATTGGCATTGCGTAAAAATGGCAAAATATACTTTTGTCGATTAATTGAAGAAGCTGCCATTCTTGAAGAAAAATTTGGTAATTAGAAAATTTTAACTTATATTTAATAAATAAAAATTAATAAATAAAAATTGTTATGAGTAACATTGGTTATGCATGTATCAACATGACTTTAGGTAAGAAACATATTCTAACCGGCCGCGCGATGCGTAAAGCAACGCTTGAAGCTAAAGGATTGCAACATGCTTCTGAATTGGCATTGTTAAATGCACGAGACTTAGAAACAATTCTCAAATGGAATTTAGAAAATGACATTTATTTTTTCCGATTAGGAAGTGACTTATTTCCATGGGGTAATAAAGTTGATGTACGAAAATTTCCTGACTTTGACGAAATTTGCGCAACTCTTAAACGTTGCGGTGATTTTGCTAGTAAACATGGAATTCGCATTACAACCCACCCTGGTCCTTTTAACTTACTTGCTTCGTCAAATGAAGAGGTAGTGCAAAATACTATTAAGGATTTGGAAATGCATGCACTGTTATTTGATTTAATGGGATTATCGCGAACCCCATACAATAAAATTAACATTCATATCGGAGCTACATATGGTAATAAATTCAGCGCGGCTGAAACTTGGTGCGAAAACTTTCTCAGGCTATCGGAGGGTGTTAGATCCCGTTTAACTGTTGAAAATGACGATAAAGCTACTATGTTTTCAGTGTTGGATTTATATGAATTAGTGTATCGAAAAGTCGGTGTACCAATAGTATTTGACTTTCATCATCACACATTTAACACAGGTGATTTAACAGCCGAGCAAGCGCTTCGATTAGCAGCTACGACTTGGAATGACATAAAACCTGTAGTGCATTATTCTGAGTCGAAGTCGATTCATGAAAATGACAGTTCAATTAATCCGCGCGCACATTCAGATTTTGTGTCTGAATATATAGATACGTTCGGTGTAGATGTTGATGTTATGATCGAAGCTAAAAGTAAAGAACTGGCTTTGTTAGAATATCGTAAAAAATATTCAAAAATTTTAAAAGAAAATTTACAAATTCAATAATTATTGTTAAAATATTAATATTTATTTATTATATTTTATTAATATTAATTTAATAAATTATGCGTTATAAAGAACATACAATTAGAAAAATTGAAGCACAGACTTTTAAATTACAGTCTCTTCAACGTGCTATCGAAATGAAATCAATGTCAGGAAACGAAGCAATCAATTTCATTGAATCCATTGTTAAAGATTTAAAAGTAATAGTCGATCGACTCGAGCTTGAACCTAATGAATAAACTTCTATTAAAAATTCTTGTCGGCGTTATCGCTCTATCATTAGCAATTTGCGCGGCATTTTTTTCAATAGTAGGTCTATCAAAACTTTTCGCCGGAGCCTCAGTTGCTGTCATAATTATGGCTTCAACACTCGAAGCTTCGAAATTAGTAATAGCATCGTTTTTACATAAACATTGGAATACAGCAGCTGCTGCGCTTAAATTTTATTTAATAACATCAATGCTTATTATTATGAGCATTACATCGATCGGTATTTATGGATTTTTGTCAGCAGCGTATCAGCAAACTAAGTCAAAATACGATTTAACAAAAACGTCAGTTGATAGTTTAACAGCTAAACAATTATATTATGAGTCGACAATTAAAATGAATATGACTCAGCTAGATGCGAAAAATAAGCAATTAGCAAATTATTTAAACTTGCAAAATTTGCAAGAGCAACGTGCAAGTCAATTAGTATCACAAAACAAGGCGTCTAGAACAGCAGATAGAAGTTCTGCTAAATCTGAACTTTCAATTAATCGATTAAATGAAGAAATTGAAGTTTTAAACCAAAAATTAGTTGCATATACCGATTCAGTGTCAAAAATAAAAGTGGCAATAACGCAATCGTCTATTCAAAATGATATAGGTTCAGAGTTAGGATCGTTAACGTATATTTCTAAATTATTAAACGTGCCCATGGATAAAATAGTTAATATACTTATTATCTTGTTTATTATAGTTTTCGATCCATTAGCAATTTGCATGGTTTTAGTTTTTAATTTTCTTTCACTCAGCGAATTTCCGAGTATTAAAATCGAGACTGAAATTCATGATGCTGCATCAACTATTCAGGATCAAATATTGACGATTGACAATACTGAGCCAATTATTGATCGGCCACCGGTTGAAGAAAAAATTGAAGATAAAATTGAAGATATCACGGCAATAGAAAAAAGGTACCCGGAGCCTCCTAAAAAAAATAAAGCAGCTGCGCAATATACAGGCGGAATTAAAGTTTAATTTTAAAAGTTATAAATTATGAGTGTAAATTCAAATTCTCAAACAGGAAGAAACTATCCTAAAACAGAATATAAAGTAAAATTTGATGAACGAAATCGAAGAATGATGATTTGCAGTAATTCCATTCCAGATGGAAAGTATTGGAAAGGAAAAGAATGCAAAAATTATTCTTTAGTAGGCGATAAAGCAATTGCCGTGTTATGCTGGAAATGCGCACAAAGTTATTGCGAACCTCCGGTAATACGATCTGCGCAAAATAATTCAGGAAAACCTAAAGGATGGAAATTCATGAAAGAGTATGTAGATTCTGAAGGAAATGTATTTTTTAAAGGCGTCGAGCAGCCTTCATTGAAAGGAACGATAAAACCTTCAGTAATCGAACCAAAGCAAGAAAAACAAAAGTTAACAAAGCAAGAAAAAGAAACGCTAACTCATGAACTAGCTAAACGTATTCAGACATTGAAGGTTGAGTTATTTCATGAAAAACGTAAAGGCAAAAAAGCTGAAATGTTACGTGAATTGAAAAAAGCTAATAAAGAATTGTCAAAACTAATTTAGATACAAAAGAAATTCATATATTTCTTAAAATAATTAATATGCGAAAAAATATATATGGCGACGAGCCTATTAAAAAGAAACAAGTAGCATCGACAGAATCGTCCGACGTCGATTATACATTTAATGAAGTTGAATATGGATTAAACATTGACGATTCAATTGTATATTTACATGGAGATATTGTAATTGGATGTTTATTTGATTTCATTTCAAAAGTAAGAATTATATTAAATAACAGACCCGAAGATAAAAAATCAGATCCTGTTACATTAATGATAAATTCCAATGGCGGCGATGTATATGAAGCTTTAGGAATTATTGATTACATATCAACATTATCTGTTCCAGTTAATGTTATTGTACGAGGTCGTGCAATGTCAGCAGCTGCAATGATTCTTTGTTGTGGTACAGGAGTTCGAGCAGCATCAAAATCATCCACTATTATGTTGCATGAAGTGTCAGCTGAAATTTTCGGAAAATCGGCTGATATAAAAGCAAATGCAGAGCATATCGATTATATCGAAGATGAGTTTTTTAAATTAATGTCAGTTAAGACTAACCAAAATGACGAATTTTGGAGAAAATCTTGCAGAAAAGATTTTTATATGAACGCTGAAAAAGCATTGGAATTTGGAATTATTGATAAAATTATATAAATCATGGGAAAACAAGACACGCATGCACAATGGGAGACGTTAATGTCGTATATCGACAAGTATATTTCTTCTCCGAGAAAAGAAGCGATGATAAAAATGTATGAAGAATTAGCTGATCGCATTTTAACAGCTCCGGCTTCATCACACTCAACAAGACATAATTGCTTTCCAGGAGGATATATTGATCACGTTAACCGTGTAGTTAAAGTTTCTATTTCGCTATATGAAACTTGGAGTAAATTAGGAGCCGACGTAAATAAATTCACTCTTGAAGAAGTGGTATTCGCAGCAATCAATCATGATTTAGGTAAAATTGGATCGAAGACAGAAGACTATTATGTGCCAAACGATTCAAAATGGCACGTAGAGCGTGGTCAAATTTATAAAATTAATCCTGCTTTAAATTTTATGAAAGTACCTGATCGAAGCGTGTTTACATTGCAACAATTTGGAGTATCCTATTCTGAAAATGAATATCTAGCTATTAAGTTGCATGACGGCTTGTATAGTAAAGGAAATGAGTCGTACTTAATGGCAGGTCAGCCTGAATTTTCTTTGAAAACGGATTTACCTATTTTACTTCATCATTCTGATCATTTAGCTACGTTAATTGAGTCTAATCAAAAGCACGTGACAGAACCGGCAATTACAAAACCAAAAACAAAAATGAATTCAGTAAATGATCCAGTAGCTGATGAAAGTCTTAAATCTGCATTTGATAAAATTTTCGGATAATGTTTACATTTATTATACTAATAATTGCAATTGGAATAATTGCTGCACTTTCAATTGGCTGTTATAATTTAACAGTTCAATCAGAACTTCTTGAAGACGAACTTTTATTTTATTATAATAAGTTAGAAGAAATTCGAAAAGTCGTTTTAGAAACTGAAATACAGCTTAAAGAAATTGATCTTCGCGGTTCATTTGAAGCCGATGATGAAGTAGGATTTACATTTAAAAATATTAAATCTTTATCTGAAGATTTAACAAAAACTATCGAATCAATATATGAGTACAGAGACACTGAATAATCAAACGCAGCCGAAAACGCGTGGTAGAAAATCAAAAAACAAGCAGTATTTTACTAAAGATACTGAAAACGCAATATTGCGCTACAATCAATTAACAAATGATATTGATCGTAATAGACTTTATGAATCGCATATTAAATATCCGTTTGATAAGCTAGTCGAAAACATAATTCATACGTTTAAATTTTATCAATTTGACGTTCCATATGAAGATGTTAAACATGAAGTCGTAGCATTTTTAAATGAAAAAATTCATAAGTATACCGATCCTAGTAAAGGAAAAGCATTTTCATACTTTTCAATTATCGCTAAAAACTATTTGATTATTCATAATAACAACAACTATCATAAGTTTAGGAATTCTGAAGATTTACAAGTAGTCGACGATTCTAGAAGCGTAATCAATGAAATTGTTCGTGAGCAAGATTTGCAAGAGAAAACAGAATTCATGGATTTATATATAAAATTCATGGATGATAATTTAACGAACTTTTTTCATAAAAATTCTGATTTAGCAGTAGCCGATTCAATTTTAGAACTTTTTCGGCATAGAGAAAATATTGAAAATTTCAATAAAAAGGCATTGTATATATTAATTCGAGAGCGAACCGGAGTTAAGACTCAATACATAACTCGAGTAGTTAATATAATGAAAGGCGCGTATTTAGAAATGTATATGAATTTCAAACGCACAGGTATTGCGACTTTAAATAAAGATTATTTTACAAAATCAGAATTCCTCGAATAAAATATTTATTTAAAAAGTCTATGGATTTTGATGTTGAAATATTTAAAGGAAAAAGCTTTTCTGAATTAATGAAAGACATTTATCAGAATAGCTCTAAAAAGGACAGACAAATTAATTTGTTAATTGCAGAACTCAAACCGCTGATAAAAAATATCGGCGATGCGACAGTAATAGTCCCTTTAATTAAAGAATATTTAGAAATTAGCGTTAAAAATGACGAAGCGCTAGTAAAATTAGCTGCTGTCGTTCAGCGATTAATTTCTACAAATAGTCGAGTTCAAGCCGAAACCGGAAACTCTTGGATGTTATCTGAAGAAGAGAAAAAACAGTTGTTAGGAGAATTAGACCAGATTACTGGCACTGAGACAAATATAAATCAAAAAGTTATTGATTTATCTGCTAAGCAATCGCAGTTAGAGTCAGAGATTGATAATTTACAAGACGGATTATAAATGTATTTCGCTGAAGTTAAAGAAGTAATTTATGTAGATGACAACCCTAATTTAATTTACGGGGTAAAGGTCGCTCCGTTAGGATTATATCCAAAAACAGAAAAAAATTCTGCATCTATTGTTACTGTAAGACCTTTTAATATTTCAGTAGTTCGAATTCCAATTGTCGGTGAAGTAGTCGCAATTATTCAAGCTCCTGGATCATTCGCATCAGGTTTGGATAGTGCACTTGAACATTACTACGTAGATGTTGTAAGTTTGCAAGGTAATATTCATCATAATGCTATCCCGACAGTTCAGTCTAAAGAAGTAAGTGGAGCCACTTCTGGAAATTCAAATTCATATCAAGAAGCGTCTGCAGGAAATACTAATGATTCAAAATCTGCAGAAATTGACTCTGACTTTACTGAAAATGAAAATATTGGAATCCTTCAACCGTATATCGGAGATGTAATTTTTTCCGGTAGATATGGTCAATCAATACGATTTAGCACAACGCCTAAATCAGGAAAATTTTCATTAACTCAAAATTGGTCGGCAGGATCTGAAGCTGCTCCGATTACAATAATTCGTAATTCAGAACAAAAAGAATCGCCGGGCAAGGTAAACGGGTTTATAACTGAAAATTTTACTGATGACGACAATTCTATTATTATGGCATCTGGTCAGGAACTTGTATTTGAGCAAGCTTCGCAAGTACTTACTTCAATCAATACAAATGAAATTACGTCCTGGCGCAGCGAAAAATGGGGCAAAACTCCGCAAACGTTAATCAATTCTGGGAGAATTGTACTTAACAGTCAACAGCAAGAAATTATCGCGTTTGCTAAAAATGGAATTGGTCTTTCATCTGAAACAAATATAGCTATTGACGCGAATGACGTTATAGCACTTAATTCAGAAAAAATTGAATTAGGCGACAAGGCTGATCAGTCTCTTATTTTAGGAAATGATTGGGAAGAGTGGATGAAAGATTTAGTAAATGCAATCGGCAATCTAACTGCTATTACTCCTCAAGGTCCTACATTGCCTTTTCGCTTAGCTCCGCAATGGCCGCAAGTAGAACAAATTATGTCTAAAATTAATGAATTGCTCAGTAAGTTGTCATACACTAAAAAGAGCAGTTAATTTTCAAACTAAATAATTATTAAAAAAAGAATATGAATTCCAAAGAATTTATACAGTCTCTTAGAAAACTAATTCGTGAAGAAGTGCAAACAGCTGTTCGTACAGAAGTAGCTAAATTAGTAAATGTAATTACAGAATCTAAAACGCAAGAGATTGGCACGTTTAAACCGACAGCACCTAAGCCGAAAAAACGAACATTTTCGGAAAATCCTTCATTGAATGATTTATTAAATGAAACTGCTGGATTTTCTTCTTCAGGACCGCAAGTAAGTTACGAGTCAGAAATTAATTATAATGATTTTTCTGAATGGCCAACGATGCGCGGAAACTCAATGATTGCGTCTAAAGCTCCGATGGTCATGACAGATGTTAATGGCTCGGCTGTTGATATGAAACAGTTAGCTAAGACTGAAGCTGGTGCGGCAGTTGTTGACGCATTAACAAAAGACTACTCTGCGTTAATGAAACGTATTAATGATAAAAAAGGAATGTAATGTCGATTGAACAAAGATATTTTCCGATTGATCTTCAACCCGACGTTGCTGTCGGAATAAAAATTCCATGGACAAGATTAGATGGAGTTTTATTTAATCAATCGTATTCTACTATCGATCAATTACTTTCCAATGTAAAAAATTTAATTTTAACGAGACAAGGCGAACGAGTTATGCAACCTTTGTTCGGAACGAATTTGCAAGATTCTTTATTTGAACAAAATACAGAAAGTTTGCGAAGTTCAATTCGAAACTCAATATCAAGAGCAATTGAATTTTGGCTTCCATACGTGTCAATTGATCGTTTAGATGTTGAGCCTGTAATTGCTGTGTTAGGGCCTGACGAAGAGCATGGCGCGAAAGTGGTATTGTACATTTCTTTAAATGGGCAGCAAGCAGAACAACCTATAACATTTTTAGTAACACCGTCTGGAGTAGAATTAATATAAAATGGCACAACTTAGCAAAAAAGACATACGTTATCTAAATAAAGATTTCAGTCAGTATAGAGCAAATTTAATTGAATTTGCTAAAAATTATTTTCCATATACTTACAATGATTTCAACGAAACGTCTCCTGGAATGATGTTTATTGAAATGGCTGCGTATGTCGGAGACGTTCTATCATACTATACAGACAGTCAATTAAAAGAGTCTTTTTTAGAATTTGCCGGCAGTCGGCCAAATGTTTTAGCGCTCGCAGCTAACGTTGGATATAAAATAAAAAATACAATTCCAGCTACTGTTGATCTAGATGTATTTCAGTTATTACCTGCGAAAACAGTATCCGGTTCTAAAGTGCCAGATTTTTCGTACGCATTGACAATTAAAGAAAATATGTTGGTTGGAGCTGAAGGCACTACTGTTGAATTTCGCACATTAAATTTAGTTAATTTTGCAATATCTAGTAGTATAGATCCTTTAGAAGTATCAGTATATCAAACCAATTCAGTTACCAATGAGCCTGAATATTATCTTCTTAAAAAGAAAGTAAAAGCAATTTCTGGCACGGTGAAAACTAATACATATGCTTTTGGTGCTGCAAAACGGTTTGATAAAATTTTAATTTCTGACACTGATATTATAGACGTCGTTTCTATTACAGACTCAGACAATAATGAGTGGACTGAAGTACCATATCTTGCTCAGGATACTGTATTTCAAGCCATTGCAAATACACCTCAAAATGATCCAGATTTGTATGGATATACAAATGTACCATATCTTTTAAAATTAAAGAAAACTTCTAGAAGATTTGTAACAAAATTTCGTTCAGATAAAAATTTAGAAATTCAATTTGGCCCTGGAATTACAGACACAGATGATCAAGAGTTAATTCCAAATCCAGATAATGTAGGATCTAGTTTAACTGGATTGCAAATTCAATTTGACCATCCAATCGATCCTTCAAATTTTATGTATACAAAGTCATATGGCGTGGCTCCATCAAATACTACATTAACTGTTAAATATACAACAGGCGGTGGAATTGCTTCAAACGTGGCTTCGTTTACATTAAAAAATATCAATGACATTCAATTTCTAATTGACAGTCAAAATTTAAGTAAAGCTTTATTAGATAGAATAAAAGCCTCTGTAGCATGCACAAATCCACTTCCGGCCACCGGAGGTAAAAGTGAAGAGTCTTTAGACGAGATTCGTCAAAATGCTATGGCAACATTTGCGAGTCAGCAGCGATCAGTAACTGCTCAAGATTATGTAATACGAACATATTCTATGCCATCAAAATTTGGGTCAGTTGCAAAAGCATATGTAATTCAAGATCAACAAATTAGTCCTAGAAATAAAGATTTAATGATACCAAATCCGTTAGCAATAAATCTTTACACACTTGGATATGACGGAAATGGAAATTTAATTCCGTTAAATTTAGCAGTTTTAGAAAATTTAAGAAATTATCTAGGAATGTATCGAATGTTAACGGATGCAATTAATATTAAAACGGCGTATATTATAAACATAGGAATACGATTTGAAATTATCACGTTTCCAGAATATAATTCAAATGAAGTTTTATTAAAATGTATTGATAAATTAAAATCAATATTTAATAACAAACTTTGGCAAATTAATCAACCAATCGTTTTATCTAAAATTTACACTGAATTAGATAAAATTGAAGGTGTGCAAACAGTATCGAATTTAGAGATTGTAAACTTATACGGAACATCTGGCGGATATTCAAGTAATTTTTACGATATAAAAGCCGCTACAAAAGCTGGTGTAATATATCCTTCATTAGATCCGAGTATTTTTGAAATAAAATATCCAAATTCAGATATTATTGGAAGAGTAGTGTCATTATAAATTAACATAACATGATTTGGTCTATACCAGCAACATTAGATACGACAATTTATGAATCAGACCCATATAGAAATACTGGGTTAGATCCTGTCATTGAGCTTTCAAAGCTAGGCGATACTTCTACAAACGATTTAACAGAGTCTAGAATTTTAATTAAATTTGATATAACTGACTTAAATTCTATTTTATCGACAAATGGAATTTCAATAACTGACATCACTGCTAGTATACAATTATATGCAGTTCAGTCATATGCATTGCCGAAAACGTATACTATCGAAGCAAGACCAATTTCAGTTCCATGGGACAATGGTTCGGGATATTTTGTATATCCTGAAGCAGCGCAAACTAATGCTTCTATTACAGACGGAGCTACATGGATAACTACTGCCGGTACCGGGTCTATTTCATGGACAGGATCTTTATCAACCGGCGCTGCTATGTTATTTAATTCGTCAAGCACTATAGGCGGCGGAACATGGTATACATCGTCAGTTGCAAGTCAATCATTTTCATTTAAATCTTCTGATTCAGTTTCCATAAATGTTACTGATATTGTGCGAAGTTGGTATACAGGCTCGTTATCAAATAACGGATTTATTTTAGCATTTAATCATAACAGTATTACGGCCAGTAATTATCCAGAGACAAGAATTGAATTTTACAGTAGCGATACGACATCAGTACTTGAACCTCAATTATACATTAGTTGGTCACCTGGAGTTTCATACTCTACAGGTTCATTAACGGTGGCCACTACTAACGACAATCCAATAGTATACGTAAACAATTTCAATGCCGTTTTCAAAAAAGATCAAAAAGTTCGTATACGAATTGCAGCAAGAAAAAAGTTTCCTAGACCGGCATTTGCTCAGAATTCAGTTTTTTCAGACGTTCTAGCTCTTCCTGCGAATTCATATTACAGAATAAAAGACGCGCATACTAATTTAATTTTAATTGATTACAGCGAGAATACAAAAATCAGCGCAGACTCAAATGGAAATTATTTTGATTTTTACGCTACAATGATGTATCCGGAAAGATTTTATATGTTTGAAATAAAATCTGAGTATCTTGATGCAACACGATATTACGACGCAAAAGAATTTACATTTAAAATAGTAAACTAATATGTCTATTTACGAATTACATGAATTTCAGCCAGACCGTTTATTGTCTGGGCAAATAGTTCCTACTCGAGTCATTCCTACAAAGTATATATCGTATGCTACGGCTTCAAATGGAATTACGGTAATAAATGAAAATACTAATATAAGCAACAATAGATCGTTTATTAGTTTATATACTACAAAAATTTCTGACGTAAAATTTAATCAAATAATAGATTTAGAATTTAAAGAATTTCCTCCGATCATTATTGACACGACTATTAGAGACTTGCAGACTAGAATTTCAGAACTTGAAGCCTCGTCATCAGTGCTGTTAGCTACAGACGCCGCAAATAAAAATCTGATAAATACATTAAACGATCAGATAGATTCATTGAATAAAATTAATTTGATTGTCGATCAAAGCGTTCAATCATCGAATAATAATCCTAACTTAATTCCAAGTGAGTTCAAAGTCGGAACAAAACTTCTGTCAAATTCTTCAAGTCAAAACAAACTTCAGTCTCCGAATGGAAAATATATATTCCAGTTAAATTACGACGGGTCTATAAGTCTTTATGAAAATCGAAGTACTGACAGTAATACAGTACAGTTAATATTAGTACAAGAAATAGCGTCGATAGCACCGGATGGTGCTTTGGACGAGCGTCAAGAATTGCGAGCTACCAAACCAGGATTGTATTATGCGGCTGAAATTTCTCCGAGTCCAAACAACGGAAATTTTAGTAGATCAAAATTCAGAGTTAGAGCGTATTATAAACTTGATGGTAATGACGAGCCTTCAGTAATTATTCATGAATCGCAACAAATCGATTCTATAGAAAGTACCGTTGTACGATTATTAGATGATGGTCGTTTAGTACTAACTCTTGAAAATGAATACGATTTTAATGTATTGAATCCAGGATTGACAACTTCAACGACTATTATATCTCCTACATATCCTTTTTAAGTATTAGCCTAGAATATCTTATTAAGATATTTATTTAAAAGGCTAATTAATGTTATCCGTATATACTAATCAACAAGACCTTTTAAGGACATCAGTACCTATACCGACAACGCGGTATCAAACTGTTGATAAAGAACTATTCGATAAAAGACAATTTTCCGTAACGCTTAAAGACACGCCAGTTAAACCAAAGTTGGAATTTCATGTATATTCCAATGACGGCGTTTATTTAACAGGCGATCACGGTGCGTTATTTTCCATAGAAAAAAACAATACATCGACTAATACCGAAGCGTATGAATATTTAGCGGTAAATTCTCGAGATGTATTTGCTAGATTAGGAATAAGTAGAGGTCAATATCGAGTTGTATATAACTTTTTTGATAATTTAATTGGCTCGTTTGAAGGCGAAAAATTATTTATAAAAGAAATATCTCCTTCTCGCCGAGAATTGCGTTTACAGCTTTCAAACAATGACGGCATTACTTTACGTAACCAATATCAAAGTTTTAAAGATCGGTGGGATGAAACTCGTAAAAATGATTTATTTGATTCGTTTGTATTAAACTTTGGGTTTAATGAAACATTTCAAATTGTAAATCTTCGATTTGAAGAGCAGGAATATTTAGAAATTATAGTAAAGCTGTATCAACCTTTGCCGGCCCGGTTCGGAGAAAGAGTAAAGCTATGGATTTCTGAAGAAATAATTTCTCCGATTGTCGAAGTTATATCAATCGTACCAAAAGAAGTTTCCGAGGCTTATAATCGTTTATCCGGTCCAAATTTTGATTTAGATGAGTTCGAAGGATTTTCAACTGCTACTAGTTATAAGTCTTGGAATGATTTACTCGCTGCAAATATTCAGACATCACAGCAAATTATAGACAGTCAATTTTCAGGCTCACTTTCAGGGTTGAAATTAAATATAAGTTATCGTATATTTGATAATTTTGTGCATTACAGTTCAGCAGTTGAGCGAGTAAAGAATTTCAAATACAAACTTGAAGTAATTGAAAATTACACAAACCAAATTAATAATGTAGCTGTTATTCCAGGCGGAGCGATAATTCAAACAAATTTAGCTGATTTATACAATAAACGAAATAATATAGTAAGTAGTTTTGATGATTTTGAAAAATATTTATTTTTCGAATCGACAGGAAGTCAGTTATACACTCACGTCGACGAAACTGCAAATTCTATAATTACCGGTTCTGGAATTATCAATCCATGGCCAAAGACAACTCCGGTTTCTGCTACATGGCAAACAGCATTTTCGTTATGGAGTACAATGACATCGCAATGGTCCATTGCTAGTAATCCTGACCCATACGGATATTTTTCTATTCAAGAACTTACTACGTCGGCTACTGCAGAAGCATATTATGCTGATTTACTTGAAAAAGCAGAGTTATACGATACGCTGAATATACATAAATTACAAAATACAGTTCCAATGCACTTGCAGGGCTTGAGTGACTCTGACGAGTTTTTACTGTTCGTGCATATGCTTGGTCAACATTTTGATATTTTATGGACTTACATAAAAGCGCTTTCTACCATACATACTCGAGAAGAGCATCCAAAAGATGGTATGCCTAGCGATTTGCTGTACAACGTAGCTAAATCTTTAGGATTTCAGTTATTAAATGGCAAATCTACTTCAGATTTATGGAGGTATGCTTTAGGAGTAGACGCTAATGGAACTGCATTGCAAACCAATGTCAATGGAATTTCGTCAATTTCTGATTCAGATGCTACAAAAGAAGTTTGGAGAAGAATAGTAAACAACCTTCCATACATTTTAAAATCAAAAGGAACGTCTAGAGCTATTAAAGCATTGGTTACATGTTTTGGAATTCCAACTTCTATTTTAACTATAAAAGAGTATGGAGGACCTTCGACATTTACCGACAATGACCACTATCCAGAATACGTGCATGACACGTATCGTTATGCGTGGTTATCAACAACAGGAAGCATTCAAATACCAATTACTAGGTATCGTAACTCACTGAATACTTTAGTATTTCCTGATTCTTTAGAGTTTCGGTTTAAAACTGACGCTAACTTTACTTACAGCACTGGTACGCAATATAATATTTTATCAGGTTCTGGAATTAGTCTGTATTTAACTAAAGATTCTGCAGATGACAATCAAGGTACTGTAACTTTTGTCGTTAATAATACTTCTGGAAGTATTGCAGATTTAGAAATTTTTGATCATTCTTGGCAACATGTAGTAATTTCAAAAGTTGCAAATGTAACTGCTAGTTTACAAATTGCAAAATCGCTGTACAGTAAAACAATATATTTACAATCGGCATCTTTTGTAACTGGGTCTGGAGTTTCCAATCCATTACTAACTAATACAATTACATTCGCAACCGGATCAAATAAATTATTTGGACACTTTCAAGAAATTCGTTTATGGTCTGGATCGCTTAATGACAATACAATTCGCGAGCATGCTGCGTCTCCAAATACATACACTATTAATGTAGATCGTACAGCAATTACGACAGGCGATGAAGGCGATGCTCCTTATGAGCAATTGCTGCAACGTTTTTCGCTAGCAAACACGCAAATAGATGTTAGTGCTTCAAAATTTGTACAGCCGTCGATACATCCAAATCAAAAGATTAATACAGGTTATATAGTATTTCAAAACTATGCAGCTAGCTCATCAATTGAATTTGAAGGATTTGAAGAAACATACTATACCCCTTCCCCTTCGCTTGGAGGTGCAAGTTTGTATACGAATAAAGTACGAATTGAATCATCCAGTTTACGACCCGGTACTCGATTAAATATCGATTCCAGAGTGGAGCGATCTTCATTTGATAGATATTCCATTGACTCAAACCGTTTAGGAGTATATTTTTCACCCCAAACTGCAATCAATGAAGATATTTTCAATCAATTAGGATATTTTGAAATAGATGATTATATTGGAAATCCTGGAGATTTATATAAAGATTACTATTCAGATTTAACAAATTTTGCAATTAAGTATTGGAAAAAATATGATAATCGAAACGATTTTGAGGCATATTTTCGAGCTTTGGAAATTTACGATTTCACACTTTTCAAATACATTAAACGAGTTCTTCCTCAACGAGTAAACGGAATCATAGGTTTAGTAGTTGAACCGAACGTGTTAGAGCGTAGCAAGGTTAAATTACTAAACAAGCCAATTGTAGAAGATTTGTCGTATAGTGCATTAATTACTGCACCTGAAACAGTAATTCCTAGCGCCGAGTTTCACTCTATTGAAGGAACGATAGAAAATAATATAGCACAGCCTTCAGGCGAAGTGCAAATCAATGAAGGAATAATTGAGTATGAAGTCGACGTAAATAAATTACCATCAACATACATACAACATAGATATATAGGAAAATACAAAGTAACAGAAACCGGTTCATATGAACCAATACAAACAATTGTATTAAATTCAACACCTTCATTTCATACTACGATACAAAATACAACAAATTTAACTGATCAATTATATGGAACTGGGTCTTTTAATTTAGGATCATATTATGCACAAAACGTGCCTTCATTTTCGGCAGTAACCGAGTCGTTAATTGGACTCAATTTAGATTTAAGATCTATACGAAATACATTTCCCCCTACAACGGATAGATCGCTAGTATTTGTGTCGTATAATTTTAGTACGCCGTCGACTTTAGAATTAGCTAGTTCAGGTAGTACAATTGGTGGGGATACAAGAACAGATTCCTTTGACGTTGAAATTCCATATAATTCATTAGACGACTCAAATTACATTTTAAATGAAAATAATTCATATAAAATTTTATTTGAGTGGACCGCTAGCTTTACGGTATCAAATCTGCACTCAAATGATTATAGTTTATCTACTTTCTGCAGTAATCGATTCGGGCAAAATAGTGTATACTTTTTTTCAGAGACGCTAGCAGCTGCCCCGACGACTACATATGTATATTCAGGATCTGTTAGCAGAATAGTATATCCTACATCGACTTCATTTACATTTGGAATAGCCTTTAATGCTTTGTATGACGATCAAGGAGTGGGCACTCCGGCGTATAATCCTGTTAATATAAAATACAAAAATTTTAAAATTCAGAAAAATGATGTCGCATCTGATATACAAGATTCTCATTTCAGTGATAACGGATTTTCTGGATTTTTAAATTTAAGATATTTCGGAAGTAAATTGACAGGTCCGGGAATTAACATTGACACGCCAAACACTATCGACGGAGGTCCAGTTGTTAAAATAACAACAGTCAATCCAAATCAGTTAGTATTTGCGAGCAATCAAATTTCAACTATTGATCAATCTGCTACCGGAACTCAGCGAAGATCTATTTAAGAATTTTCAAATACTAATATTTATTTAAAAGGAAAAATGGGATATTTAAACAATAGCACAATTACTGTCGACGCTATTCTCACTAAAAAAGGCAGAGAATTGCTCGCAAAAGGTCAGAATGAATTTAAAATTACACAATTTGCTTTGTCAGACGATGAAATTGATTATGATCTTTGGAACCCTGCGCATCCGCTAGGCTCTGATTACTATGGAATTATCATTGAAAATATGCCTCTAGTTGAAGCGTTTACTGATGAATCTAATATTATGCGTTACAAACTCGTGTCATTGCCGAAACGTACTGCCAGGATTCCGGTTATCAATGTACCTCAAACTTCAATTACATTAACTTCCCCAGGTCAAGTTGCGTCTATCGTACCGACTACGACAAACTTTACTTCAGGAAATGCTACGTTAGGATATACTGCTATTCTTTCTGATTCAGATGCTGCTACGCTGCAAGTTACTCGTCCTGTAAATGCCGGCGTAAGCCCTACCGTGCCTAGATTTATTGGCGACGAAGAATCAGCCCAATCTGTTTCAGCTGTTGGATTTAGTTTCAATGTCATTGCTAAACAGCAGCTTGTTTCTGATATTAACGCTACAGTTACTATTATAGGAAATGAAACTGGCGGAAGAACTACTATTAATTTACTCGTTAAGAAAACTCAATTAGCAACCGCAACTAACGTTGCTATTACAAACGCACAATAATAATACAATATGGGACTTATTAGATCAAATCCTGCATCATTGTCTAGCCCTCTCTTACCAGCCGGCACCGGCATAAATACAGCCGGAGCTACGATCGGAGGAAGCTTGCTAGCCGAAATCGAGGCTCGTGCTAACGAAATTGCCGATCAACGCGAAAGAAATAACGATCCTCTTAGATCTAACTCAAACGGAAGAGTGTTCACTCGGTTTGATTTAAGTTCAGATGTAGTTGGAAATCAAAAAACAATTGTAACGACAGGTCTTTTTTCAGGAAACGCAGCTACAATGTCTGTAATGTACACGAGTTCATTACAAACAGACTCTTCAAAAAATTATTATTATGAAGCTTGGAATGGAACTTCTACATCTTCAGAACCGCAATTTTCTATTGCATATGGAAATAGACTCGGATCGGGGTCGTCAGCAGCCGGGACATTAAATGATTCGCCATCTCGAGCAATCTATTCGCAATATCGATTATTGCTTTTAGAACCTGGAGATACTACATTTACAACTGGATTAGGCGATACAGATTCAATTTTTGCATTGAATTTTAACAGAGCTCGAATTAAAGATAAATTAGATCCAGGTAATTGGCAATTAACTATTGGAGAATTAAATGGTGACGCCGTTGCTAACAATGTTCATACTGGGTCCAATGTTAAAATTAACACGTCAAGTCCGAAATTTTTCAATTTAATTGACGATTCTGGTCAAACTCAAGAAACAAATTTAACATCCGCGGGTCGCGTATTTAATATTGTTTCAGGATCTATTACGTCGGGTATTTACAATTCCACTAATCCAGTATATTTTGGATTATGCTATCCGGACATGGGAATATTAATATTAGATGGAAATATGTTAAATGCTTCAGCGTCGTTTAATATCGTGTCTGGATCAAATATTGCCGGAGACAATGCTTGGAAACTTTTTACTTCTATATCAGGGTCTATGTCAAATAATAGGATCGACTATGCAATGCAGGCTCGTAATGCAGAAACAGTAACTTCAACGCATTATTTTGTACGAGTAAAAAATGCAGAATATAATTTTTCAAACAATCCATCATTTGTAACCGGATCAGTAGGAGAATTAGCTCAGCCAACATTTATTGGAGACCCGAAAGTTTACATTACGACAATTGGATTGTATAATGACCGTCAGGAACTTCTTGCAGTTGCTAAACTTTCTCAGCCTGTACAAAAATCATTTAGTAAAGAAGCTCTAATAAAAGTTAAGTTGGATTTTTGACGTATTTATAAAAATGCTAATAAATAGGCTCTTTGATATTTATATTAAAGAGCCTATCTACTTCAGTCATGGGAAAACCCGGCGTATTTAAAAATATTAATTATCAAGATCGTACGATTACTCCATTTAAAGTTTATAAATCATGGAGATATGAAACGACATCAAGTTTAGATTCTGGAGGCCCGGATCGATTAGTTGCGATAAAACCAAATCCAAAACTATACACCGGAAATAAAGTTACACTTGATACCTGGCAATTGCAAGCAGATTCAGCATCGCTTTTATTTAATATTGAGCGAGATTTACCAACTTCAGTTTTTTGGTATAGCTTAAATCACCTATACTATAAACGAGCTGGTAAGCCAGCAGAAACGTTTGGATATGCAGATCCTGCTGCTATAGAGCGTACAATTTTTGATGAGGCTTCTATAATTTCCATACCACAAACGCAATTTGGAGAAGCTATTAAGCCCGGATCTGTTATTTTCAAACTAAAAAATAACAGTTTATATACCAACTTAATTACGCTGACAGACGATGGGCAAGGAAATTTAATTGATACTGAACTAAGTAGCTCGATATCTCATGAAATGTTATATTTAGGATTTAATTCATCGACGTATGAGCGTAATTGGACTGACAGTCTTTCACAATTAACGACATCTACAAATGACATTATTACAATTTACACAGACACGATAATTCCAGATTATTCAGTGACATCGAAAAATGTATGGATTTATCCAAAATCGCTATCAACGTCATCTATAAATTACGGCAATTCTGCATATTTTAATGGAACGTCGTATATTAGAATTCCAAATCATGAATTGATTAATTTTAAGAAAAGTGAAGATTTTGCAGTATCATTTTGGATTAATCCAGATTCAATTTCTTCGTTTTTTGGTACTCGACCTCGTTACATTTTAACGAAACGAACTACGGCTACGGGAAATTATTTATCTAGAACTCTTATTCGAACAGGAGATGTTAACGTTAACGCATCGCAATATCCAGTTGAAATAACATTCAATCCTGCTACTGCATTTACTACTACTCAAATCGTATGTAAACAATCTAATGGCCCGACAAAAACAACGTTACAAGCGTCAGTTCTTTCCGGACAAAACACTCATGTTTTAGTGCAGCAATCTGGGTCGTCATTTCAATTGTATATAAATGGAGCATTAGCAGCGTCTGATACATTGCCGGTAGAAGGGAATATACACAGTAAAGCCGATTGGTTTTTAGGATCGCTTGGTACCTCTACTTCTCAAATGTATGAAGGATGGCTAGACGACTTTTTTATTTTTAAGAAAGCGCTAACTGCAGATGAAGTACTTCAATTAGCATACACAGGCTCTGAAAACTTAATGGTTACTAATACCAATGCAGTTGGAAATGTATTTTATGAGCATGGAATGATAGTGCTATCAGACCCTAGAGCGAAATACGGAACTTCATTGAATAGACCATTCAATGACAAAGTATATACATACACTTCTAATGTCACCGGCTCAGGCAATCTATCTCAATTTTATTTGGAATACAATTCGACAGTTACTTTGTATGAACATGAATATATTTGCAAAATAAAAGAAGATGAATTTAATTTTACTTCTAATGCAACTATTCGATTAGACAATTCAGAAGATTCTGAAGTACCAAAATCTTTTGTAGCTAATGAAGAATTTTCACCTTACATAACAACTGTCGGGTTATTTGACAAGCATGGTCGGCTTTTAGCTGTTGGAAAATTAGGAACTCCAATTAAAAAACGAGATGACGTCGACTTAAATATAATAGTTCGATTTGATATATAAATTTTAAAAAAGTTATGGCTCGCAAAAAATTTTCAAAAAAAGCTGTCGCAGCGATGTATGGATTTCGCTCAGGATTAGAACTTCAAATAGATGAATCGCTAAAGCAACGAGGTATAGATGGTGAATATGAAAAACACATCATCAAATACGTCAAACCAGAAACGCATCACAAATATCATCCTGACTTCAGATTACCTAATGGAATATTCATAGAAACTAAAGGTCGCTTCCTTTCTGACGACAGGAAAAAACATTTACTAATAAAAAGTCAATTTCCTGAAATAGACATTCGATTTTTATTTCAAAATGCAAAAACAAAAATTAGTAAAGCTTCAAAAACTACATATGCAGATTGGTGCGATAAAAACGGATTCAAATGGGCAGAAAAAATGATTCCTGATTCATGGATTCTAGAATAATTTTGTAGTTTGAAATGTTTATCTTATATTTTCTTGACGATGGATACTAGATTATTGCACATAACCGAATCTATATTAGGAAAAGGAAAAGTTACTAACAAAGGGAATGTAGCGTTTAGCTGCCCATTTTGCCACTCAACTAAAAAGAAATTAGAAGTGCAAATGATTACTTCGGATAAAGGAGAAAACCATTGGCACTGTTGGATTTGTAACGCAGCGGGTAAAAAAATGTCGACGCTATTCAAAGCTTTAAACGTAGGCAGAGATAAAGTTTCAGAGCTTTATAAGATTTTAAAAATTCAACCAAAAAGTTATGAAAAAAACTTTTATGATAATGTAATAGTCGAACTTCCAAAAGAATATACGCCGCTCTATAAAACTTCAGACTCTACAGAGTATAAAAATGCTATTCATTATCTTCGAAGTAAAAGAAATATTTCGTTGCCTGAAATTGTAAAATATGGAATTGGATATTGCGAAACTGGAGAATATGCTAAAAAAATTATAATTCCTTCATATGATGAAGTAGGAAAATTAAATTATTTTGTTGGTCGAGCGTATTATGACGTTGAAAGTTTTAAGCATAAAAATCCAGAAGCATCTAAAAATATTGTAGGATTTGAATTGTTTATTAATTGGTCACTTCCTTTAGTGTTAGTTGAAGGAGCATTTGATGCTATAGCAGTTCGGAGAAATGCCATTCCATTATTTGGCAAAACAATATCAGAAGATTTACGTAAAAAGATTATAGAATATAAAGTATCAAAACTATATATTTGTTTAGATAAAGACGCCCAAAAACAAGCTCTTGCACACGCAGAATATTTTATGAACAACGGCGTAGAAGTTTATTTTGTAGATTTACATGAAAAAGATCCTGCAGAGATTGGGTTTGACAGTATGTGTAAATTAATAAAATCTACAAAACCTTTAACATTTTCAAAATTTATAGAATACAAATTAGGATTATGACAAAAATCAATATTGGAATTGATAAAATCGAAAAAATTTATCACATCAGTGACATTCACATTCGAAATCTTAAACGTCACCAAGAATATCGCATAGTTTTTAATCGAGCTGTAGAATTAATAAAAAAATCTTTAACGGAAAATGACATTATCTTTTTAGGCGGTGATATAGTGCACGCTAAAACTGACATGACTCCGGAACTTATTCAGGCAGTGCAAGAGTTTTTTAAACAATTTGCAGACATTGCGCCGACTATATTAATTACAGGAAATCATGACTGCAACTTAAATAATAAATCGAGGCTAGATGCATTGACGCCAATCGTTAATGCTTTAAATCATCCTAATTTATTCTATTTAAAAGACTCTGGGATATATGAAATTGCTGATAAGCATTTTGTCGTTATGTCAGTATTTGACAAGCCAAAAGACTTTATCAGGGCTAGTTCATTTACTGCTGATTATAAAATTGCACTTCATCACGGAGCCGTTAATAATGCAATGACCGACATTGGGTTTCGACTACAAAATGACCATGTTGATATTGATTTGTTTGATGGATATTCGATTTGTATGTTGGGTGATATTCATAAACCCAATCAAACTTTGCAAGAATATTCATATGAAGAATTAGAAGTTGATGAAAGTGAATTAGATAAATATTTGTCAGAAGGATGGGAAATAATATGATTTTGTTTTTTTAGGTGTTATATATTTATAATAAAATAAATAAAGATGCCTAGAAAAATGCAAACTTTACATTGTAAAGAGTGTTCAAAAGAATTTAGTATTGAGTATTCCCAGTTCCGAGCTCGCGGCGGCGACAATCGAATTAACTGGTTTTGCTCAAAAAAATGTTCAAACATATACCATAATCGAATTAAATCGAAATCAGCCCAAATTAAAAAAATATGTTTAAACTGTTTAAAAGAATATGTCACGTTGAAATGTGTTGAAAATACATCTAATTACTGTTCTAGAAAATGTAAAGATTTATATCAATCAGTACTATTTAAAGGAGACAAAAATCCAAATTTTAGAAATTCAATTTTAAAAGGAACGTCACGTCCTAAGGACGTTATTGAAAAAATAAAAATAGGTGTTACAGAAAGTTGGAAAGATCCG